CGCCTTCGGCTCCAAGGGCAACGGTCTCCGCTTCGGCTGGTACGAAGAGGAGAGAGACAGCGGAAACCAGGTCGTGATCAGCACGCACTCGATCTTCGGAATCTCCAAGGTGCAGTTCAACGCCAAGGACTTCGGGATCATGGCAATCGACACGGCGGCCAAGCAGCCGGTCGGGTAACAGGGGATCACAGGCATGACAACGGGGGAGACGGATCTCCCCCTTCAGTAAAGGAAAAGGAGACACGACTATGTTGAAATCGGCAAATGTAGCAGGCGCCCGTCCTGCGGTTTACCCGGACGAGGCTGGCAAGGTTCTGGTGAGCGACGGCTCGTATGAAATCACCGCAGCTCTGAACGTGGACGAGCAGACCATCGCACTGTGCTCGCTCCCGGCAGGGTGCATCCCTCTGGACTTCACCCTGATTGTGGACGACCTCGATTCCGGTAGCGCTGCAATCGTCGTGGATGGCGGCGGAATCAATGCGGCGGAGGACGCGGTTGATCAGATCATGATCTCCGCGTCCTCCGTGGCACAGGCGGGCGGGGTTGCCCGTTCGACGCTGTTTCCGATGGTGGCCCCCGTCGAGACGGAGACCTTGTTTGGGATGCACATCACCACGGCAGCGGGAACAGCCGCAGCAGGGACCATCCGTGGGATTCTGACGTACCGCGCCGCGGAGTACGGCGGCTAAAAAGGGTCCACACGACCCCGTAGGCGTGGCGGTAGGGGTGCCCCCTCTTCTCGCTCCACCGTCACGGCCTACAAACATTGGAGGAGTTATGCAGGTTCAATTGTTGGTCGAGAGAGACCAGAACGAGTGCATCGTCAACCTGGCGGGGACGGCCTATAAGTTCAAGCGAAACGATTATGGGCACCTTGTCAGTGATATCACGGACCAGGAGCACATCAAAAGGATCTCGGACCCGTTCCACAACACCGCGTTCAAGGAATACAACGTCCTGAAGAAGATCACCGATGAAGTGGCGCCTGTTGCGGACTCACCCGAAGCTGTCCCGGAGACTGCCGAGAGCCGCATGTCGGCACATTTCGGGAACGAGATGCCCGTGCATGAGCAGGTCGGTAAGGACGCCTTTGCACCCCACACCGGACAGGTGGACAAATCTCTCGAAGCCAAAAAGTCTCTTCCCCCCTATCCCAAAAAGGGATCAAAGAGACCGCAGAAGAGGAAAAACTGATGGAAGTAGATGTAATCGTGACAGAGGTTGAGAAAATAGTCCAGGACGCGACTTACGACGAGACCTGGATCATCGGAAAGTTCAACGAGGCCCTGCTCCTACTGGCTACGATGTGCCGAATCCCTGGCCTTCAGACGACCGCGGTGGTAGAGGCGGCAGCAGCGGCAATGACAGCGGCTCTTCCGAAGACCTACCTGCATGACCTCTTCCTCGTGACGACACCGACGTACCCACAGGGCATTCTGATTGCCCCGAACATTAAGGAATTGAAGGCGAATTCCAATGACACACGGACCGGCCCCGTGCAGATCATCTGCCTTGATGGGAAGATCCTGAACTTCAGACCCATCCCGGAAGATGCCGAGAATATGACGCTTCATTTCTACGGAAAACCGAGGGAGTTGGCAGCCGGGGACGTGTTTCCCGACTACATCCCGGAGATTCTTCACAAGGAGATCTTCCAGAATTACGCTCTTAAGGAAGCCTACCTTCAGATCGAGGACGGGCTCGACGGAGTGATGCCGAACACGCAGAAATACAGCGGTCTGGCCGCAAACGGAATTGCCTCTCTGGTCGCTTTCTACCCGAACGCGCCCAAGGCAAGAGCGGATGTCCAACGGACAAGGCTGGATTTCTGATGAAACCTTTAACGATCAGGGGATTCAAAGGCATGAATAACATACTCGAAGAGGGCGGATTTTCGGGCCATGAGGATGGGACGATGACAGCGATCCCGAAGGTCATTCTGAACGCCGATGTCACGGCAGAGGAAAGGCTGAAGAAGCGGGGCGGTTTTCGGCTCCTGGCCAGTCTTCCCAACGCACATAGCGCCTGGGGCACCAGGCATGTCTTGCTTGCTGCAGCGGAAGGCCGACTCTACCGATTCTATCCTGATGGGTCAAAAGTCAACCTTTGTGCCCTGTCCGGCCCCTTCGAGGAGAAACTCTTCTATGCCGCGGTGGACGACAAGATCTACATTTCAAGCCGCCACTGGATGGGAATCTTCGATCCGGCACAAAACACGGTGAGTTCATGGGGGATCCCGATCCCGGAGCAGCCGGTCCTTCTTCAATACAGCGGGACCGGGGCGCTGACTGCTGGGCGGTATCAGGTCTGCTACACGAACGTCGTCAACGGGCAGGTCGGCGGCAACGGAATGATCGCCGAGATCGACGTTCTGGCCGACAACTCAATGATTTCAATTCTCAACAAACCATCCGACGCCATAGCATGGGCGACCGACCCGGACGGGAGCACCTTCTACCGGGCCGCGTATGAGAAGGCAGAGATCACAGAAATCGACACGATGGAGCCTCTACCAACCTTTCTGTGTAGTCCTCCCAACCCCATGAGGTTCATTCGTCGAGCGTTCGGTCGCCTGTGGGGCGCGGTGGACAGCACCCTACGTTACAGCGAACCCTATCGGTACGACCTCTATAAATCCACGAACATGTTCTCATTCCCCAATGAGATCCTTCTCGTTGCGTTTGTGGACGGTGGAATCTTCGTCGGGTTCGATGACAGGACTATCTTCCTTCCCGGAACAGAGCCAAGCGGGATGCGAGAGGCCCATGTCGGGGCAGGGGTGGCGCGAAATATCCTCGCCTACTGCAACAACGTGCCGGATATGGGCAACAACGTCCCGGTCTGGGTATCAAAAGACGGCCTGATGGCGGGCGGGCATAGCGGTGCGCTCGCCAAGTTCACAAAGGACCGGGTCCAGTTCCCAGCCGGCCAGGAAGGGGCCGCGGTGTCCAGGACTGTCAACGGGCGGGAGCAGTTTTTGACCAGCTTCAAGCAGGAACGCCCTCGCGGGAGTGGGGTCGGCTTTGGTGACTCCGCAACATGCGAGGTCGTGCGAAATGGGAAAGTTCTTTAGTCTTTAGTAATTGGGGTTTCCCTGAAGGGTGGCCACCCGGACGGGAACGCAAGAAAGACAAAAGGCGCACGGTAAGGTGCTTACCCACTTTACTTTGCGCCTTTTTCTTTGCCCCGAGCAACCACACAACAAGGAGGATCACACGATGAAAAGGATCAACGGTATTTTGGTGGCGGTGTGGACGATGTTCTTGGCCATGTTTGTCTCGGCGAGGCAGTATCTGTGGCCACAGTTCCACGAAGGGCAGGTAATAGCGACCCTTGAGGATCTCAAGGAGGCGATCAAGTCGGGCTGGAAGTTCACGGGCACCGTGACGATGGAACACTGGAGGTCGGGGAAGCTGCTCTACACAGAGACGGGCACAAATACCTTCACGACGGAGGGTATGGCCAAACTCCTGAACATCATATTCCATGACATCTCCAAGGCCGCATCGCACATCTGGTACGTCGGTATCTTCAAAAACAACATCACCCCGGCCCTGGCCGACACGGGAGCGAAGCTGGGCTCCGGCAACGCCTACGGCGAGTGCCAGGATGCGGACTATGACAACCCGCTGACCAACCGGCCCGCGTACACCACGGAAGATACGACCACCGCGGTCATCACGAACGTCAACGCCAAGGCGCACTTCGTCATGAATGCGTCGATTACCGTCTACGGGGCCTTCCTCGTTGACACGACGGCAAAGACCAGCGCAGCGGGCACCCTGATGTGCGCCAAACGGTTCGGGACTCCCCGTGCCGTCATCGCCGATGATGAAATCTATGTAACGTACCAGATCACCTGCACCACGAGCTAATTTGCTCATAAGGTTCTTCTCCCGTGGGGTGCTTGGCTGACCCCACGGGAATAAGGAGGGAGAAAACAAGATGAGACGATATCTGTCCGGTATTGGATGTCTTTTGATCGCGGTCTACGGGGTAACGCTCCTCGGCTGCGGCCCATCGAAAAACCAGTTATTGGCCGAACAATCGTTCTACGCGGCCAAGATCGCCGTCTCGAAGCAGGCAGCTTCACAGCCGATCTTTGAAATGGTCGCGGGGGACAACACCAAGCCTATCATCCTGCAAAACGTCAGTGCCTTGCGAGTCTTTCAGCTCCCGGCGAGCAGTGGGAATGACGGGCTGAACCAGTACATTCAAAAGGACTATTCCGCGCCCTGGTTGAATCTCCTCGGGACGACAATCGGCGTAGCCCTCCCGTGGTACGGGGCTTATAAGATGGTCGGTGCCATCGCTGATGTGATTCCCAAAACCGGCAACACGACCATGATCAGTAACGCAATCACCGGGGACGGGAACACCCAGACGAACAAAACGCAGATCGCGGGCGATATGAGCATCACCGCAAGCAACAACGCCGGGGCGGTTTCTCTGGGGAACCCGACGCTCATTCAGGACAACACGAGCACGCCGACGGTCGTCGATCAGCCGCCACCCGTGATCGTTGAACCGAGTTATCCACCTGCGACCGAATAGGCGACTACGCCGTAGGAGAACACCATGTTCAGCTCACATGCCGTAATCAACCTGGAGGGGTGGGAAGGCGCGACCTTCTATCAGGAATTCACCTGGGAGACGGGAGACCCGGCTGAACCCGTGGACCTGACTGACGTGACTGCCAGGATGCAGGTAAGGGCGGATGTTGCGGACGATGATCCTGTCTTCGATCTCACGACCGAAAACGGCGGGATCATCATTCTGTCTCCAGCGACCGATGGAAAGTACGCCATATTTCTCACCCCCGCGCAGACTTTGGGAATATGCCCGGACCACGAAAAGCGATCCCTCGTCTACGATCTATTCTTTGACCACGGGATCGACAACGATACGGGCATGCAGCAAAGAGGAAAATTCACGTTCAACCCCGCAGTCACGAGGGCCGATTGATGAGAACAACGATCGTCACGACCATCCAGGTTCCAACCGTTGTAAGGGGAGCGCCAGTGCCGACCGTTGTTACAAACGCCTCGGCTTCGGTAACGGGAGCAGCGGTTGCGACAACCACCCCAGTTCCTACCGTTGTCAAAGGGGCGCCCGTGCCGGTCGTTATTCGCGACCCTGGCCCCCCTGATGCGATAAGGAGCGTATCCCCGCCTGGTGGGTACAAGATAACGAACATCCGGATGGGTTCGGACAAAAAAGTAATAATAACATACAATTCAACCCCAGTGCCATAAGGAGACGACATGGAACTCTGGAACCGACTTCGATATGTGTTGAGCCCTCAATTTGACCTTTACGAGCAGGTAGCCAAGGTTGTTCGGGGCAATGTCGCCGACGTGGGCTTTGGGACAGGGTTCGGGGCGCACCTATTGACCATGAACGCGCAGGCCGTGACTGGATATGAATTAGACGAGTGCGGCATAAGGTTTGCGCAAAAGGTCTTCCCCATTCCGAAACTTCGCTTCAAATACGGAGATATCTCAAAGGGGATCGATGAAGGCCCTTACGATTTCATCGTTATGATTGACATCATTGAACACATCAAACACGACAAACAGGCCCTTTTGAATGCCAAGAGGATGATGGCCAAGAACGGTTCTCTGATCCTTTCTACACCCAACCGGCTGAGCAGGTATCGGAAGGCGGATACCCATGTCCGAGAGTACGCCCCAAAAGAGTTTGAGGGAATACTCAAGACCGCTTTTGTAAGTGTCAGCCTGCGAACATATACACTGGAACCGCTGGTTTCAGGCTACGAAAACCCTATGGTAGCCGTCTGCCGGAATGACGAATAGACCGTAGGTGCCCGACTCTAAGAGAGGAGGACAAGAAAATGGCTGGATTTCTAAGTGTGAGTTTCGATCCCGCGCAGATCAGCGATGCCCACAGCGCTGCGACGGCAGCTCTTGCAGCGGCAAGTGATGCCCATAGCGACGCGGCGGCAGCGGCTCTTGCCGCGGCGAGTGCCGTTAGCGCGGTAGCGGCACATTCCTCGGCGTGGGGTGTTGGCGCGTCCAAAGCGGCAGTGGCTTCGGCTGCTGCGGTCCACGCGCATTCCGTGGCCAATGCGGCGGCTTCTCAGGTCGTTATTGCTCAGTCTGCGGCAAGCGATGCTCAGAGTGCGGCAGCGGCGCTAGCTGCCGGAGCGTCGGCAGGGTTGGCGGCGAAGGGCCGTCTGTCGAGCGCGGTCTTCACAGATCCCGGTGTCAATTCGAGGGCTGTCAAGAACATCGTTTACACGTCGGCAGGGCTCATCAAACTGCGGTACAGCTCGCTCGCTCAGGCGTAGCAGTATCATCACCCGGAGAGGGGGGCGAAGGCTCCCTTCTCCATCCAAAAAGGGATGGCATAATGTTCGTAGTTCACTGGAGCAACTGGGGTCCGCGGATCAGCGGGATGTACGAATCCTGTAAGAATCAGTGCAAATATGAGACCCGCGCCGGCATTCGATCGGAGCTTGCCATTTCCTACGAAGCCATCCCAACGGCAGAGAGGAACGACAAGGGTTTCCTCCCGATCACTTGGGAAGAGGCGAAAAAAGCCGACGTTTGGGTCCTCCATTCTGCCTTTCCCGATGATGCGGAAATGAAGAAGGAGCAGGCGAAGAAGGTCACGGTGGCAGTGCTGCACGGGCCGACTGAGCACATGGTGTTCAAAGAGTGGGAGAAGGTGAGCGACTCGTTCAACCTGCATGTGAACCTTCTCTGGAAGATGGACGCCACGGTCTGCATCAACACCCACGAGTACGATGTCATGAAGCTGTACGACGAGAAAGTGGGGCGCTGCCGGTATATTCCGAACAGCATTGACCTGGAAGACCTGGAGGGGACGGTGGCGTGGCAATATGAGGACCATCCGGCGATTCTCTCCTGCGATACTCCGAGGGTGGAAAAGCTGCCCCTTCATATCATCTGGGCAATGCCATACGTGATGGAGAAGATCCCGGAAGCAAGACTGAACGTATTTTCCCTGCTGCTTGAGCCGATCGGGATGTGGAGAAACGTCTTTGTCCGGAGCCACAAAAGAGCCCTGGAAACAGCCTGCGAGAACATCCAACTGGCAAACAACAACCTGAAACCGTTCCAGGCAGGGGCGGACATCGGGTTCAACAACAACTATTCCGGCATTGCCAGCAGGGTGACGATGGAGATGATGGCCTTCGGCGTCCCTGTCGTCAGCTACAACGGGGAATATACGAAGTATCACGCAAGGCCGTTTGATCTTCATTCCATCGCAGAACAGATCGAGAGATGCTGGAATGACCTGAAGGCCCCTGGGAGTACGCTGAGGGAAGAAACTATGCAGTACGCCAGGGAGAACTTCGATAGGGGGAAACATGTTGAAACGTATATTGAGCTTTATAATGAGCTACTTGCCAAGAAGTAGGAGCGCGAACATGGATACGAAATCGATCACTTTTGTAGTCACCACTGCCGTGTCCTTCGGAGACGGTGGAGACTGGCGCAGGAAGGTGAGGGCAGTCAGATCCACGATCAAAGAGGCGATAAAAAAAGACCCGGACTTCAAGGTCCTGAAGGTGGAAAGCAAGGAAGAGTAAGATGCCCGGCTATCTCAGCACGAGCTTTGACCCGAACGAGGCCGCGGCAGCAAGCGACCTTGCTTCAAGTGCGTCTGATGCTGCGTCAAGGGCCATCGGGTATGCTTCCGGAGCGAGTGATGCCGCATCTGCTGCATCGGTAAAGGCCGCGGCGGCTTCAAGCAAGATCGCAGCGCACTCTTCCGCATGGGGTGGGGGCACCGTCCCCGATGCTTCCGAAACAGCCAAAGGGAAAATCGAGATCGCGACGCTCAGCGAGGCTTTGCTCGGAATAGATACGGTCAGGTCACTCACTCCGGCTGGCCTGAAACACGTCCTTGATAACAGGGTTCCCACCCCGTGGCCTGCGTATCATGTCCATAGCACTTGGCAATATACCGATAAGCTGGGCGCGTCTGTAACCTGGAAGGTCGAGCCCAATTCGGTTCTGGTCAACAATGGGGGCTGTTACTCGCTGGATACGGGGCTGTTTACGGCGCCTGTGAAGGGGCTGTATGACTTTGCAATCACCGTGCAGCTCCTCGGAATTTTGGCGACGCACGTTGGGTTCTATTTGTACCTCATGACAACCAAAAAAAATTACATCCACGATACCGTTCTTGCCAGTTCGCAACATCGGCGCACGTATGCACTGCATGAAAACGTGCTGAGCGTGCCGATGGACGCCGGAGATACGGCGTACTGGCTGTGCAAAGTTTCCCCCAGCACTCAAGTTGTTGATGTGTATGGAGAGGCGGTGAATATCTACACAAGGATCATGGGGCATCTTGTCTGCAAGGTGGATTAGGAGTGACGGATGGAACTATCTGAAGAAGACCGAGCTGTGCTTGCCCATGTTGTTGTCAGCGTGGACGAATGGGTTGCAAACGCGATTGCGGTGGTAGGCGAGACAGCAGTGACTGAGAAAATTGATGCGTACCGTGCCGAGTACCTGCAGGCTGTTCAGTCGCCAGATTACAAGGTGCGAGCAGACCGTGACGAAGGAATAACAGAGCGGTCAGAGGACATCGAGTGAAATGGGCAAACCCCTCATAATCCACGAAGAAGATGACAGCGTCGTTACCGTTCGCGAGGCGGACGATGTCACGATCATCACCAGCCCAGGCGGGGCGGGAGATGGTCGTCAGTACCGAAGCATCATCAACTACGACGGGGGACACGCGAACACGCACTACGGAGACCTGATTCACCTTGATGGCGGAGGAGCAGCCGATGGCAGTCGTTATTCAATTTAGGCGGGACAATGCCGCTGACTGGACAGCCGAGAACCCTATCCTTGCGGAAGGCGAAATCGGGGCTGAACTCGACTCCGATCTGTTCAAGATAGGCAACGGGATAACTTCCTGGAATGCTCTGCCGTATGCCCAGCGTGGCCTGAAGGGTGATAAGGGCGATAAAGGCGACACAGGCGCGACTGGCGCTGTCTCGACCGTCCCAGGGCCGAAAGGCGACAAGGGCGACAAGGGGGACCAAGGCGATATCGGTTTCACCGGGAACACCGGGGCGCCCGGAACCGACGGGTACACACCAGTCAAGGGGATTGACTACCTTGACGGCGCTCCGGGCCTCCCCGGTGAAGATGGCGCAGACGGAAGGACCGTTCTCAATGGGGTCGGTGCCCCTGCCAGCGATCTCGGATTGACTGGCGATTTCTACTTGGACACAGCCGTTACCAGGATTTATGGCCCCAAGAACGGCGCGGACTGGGGGGCAGGAGTATCGCTGATTGGCCTAACGGGGACTGACGGGAAAACCGTCCTGAACGGAAGCGGAGCTCCCGGAGCAGGACTTGGCGTCAATGGCGACTTCTATATCGACACCAGCAATTCCGATATCTACGGCCCGAAGACGGGAGGGGCCTGGGGATCTCCGACGAGTCTGGTCGGTCCTGCGGGCGCGGATTCGACTGTCCCTGGGCCAAAGGGCGACAAGGGCGATACCGGTCCCCCGGGGGCAGATTCGATCGTTCCTGGACCGCAGGGTGAAGTCGGTCCGACTGGGGCGGACTCGACCGTTCCCGGACCACAAGGGGACAAGGGAGACAAAGGCGATACGGGCAGCGTCGCCGGCAGTTTCGGGGTTTCGATAGACGGAGCAGGACAGTTGATTACCGTAGGGGTCAAGCAATACCTGATCATGCCTTTCGCCTGCACGATTACCGGATGGCATCTTGTCGGCAGTCCGCAAGGAACCGTCGTCCTGGACGTTTGGAAAAAGGCCGGCGCTGTTCCCACGGTAGTCGACTCCATTACTGGAACGGAAAAGCCGTCTCTTTCCGCAGCGGAGATGAATAGCGACACCACCCTGTCTACGTGGACAACGAGTGTCGCGGCTGGTGACGTTATCGCTTTCAATGTCGATTCGTGCGCGGGTTGCCAGAAACTTACCCTGACGATAGCGGCGACAAAATAGAGGAATTATCATGGCAGAGTGGAAAGCCTATCATTTCAGGTGCCCATCGTTAAACGGCAGCGTCTCGGCCCAGTTCTATAAGTATCTCAAAGCGTTTTTGCTGGCCCAGGGGTGGGAACTCCACGATTCGTGGGGCGCACAAACGGCGCAATACTCTTTGGGGGGGAGCAACTATTGGCAAAATAACGAAACCGTCACGATAGAAGGGAAGGTGTACACATTCAAAACCACCCTTACCCCAGCAGAGGGCGAAGTCCTGATAGGCGCAAATCTTGCTGCCTCTTACGACAATTTCAAGTTGGCAATCAACCGCACAGATCCCGGAACAAATGATGGGGTGAAATATAAGATCGCTGAAGCCAACCCAAACTGGGAAGCTACCACAAACACTGACACAGGCCAAACGATTGTTTGGAGGGGTGGTCCTGGCAATAGCGCAGGGAATGTCGCCGTGCTGTCCAAGGTGGCGAACTGGCAAGGCTGGTCCGCGCTCACATGGGGAGTGGACGAAATCTCTGTCTGGAAATCGAGGGGGGAATCCGGGCTGGAACCATACGGCTATGTCTGCATAACCCCAGACGCAACTGCTTCCACCTTGAGGATAAAGGCTTATCAGTATTGGGACGCAGGCTCTCACACCGGCACAAGAAAAAACTATGAACCGGCTGACAGTTTCTATCTGAATGCCTTCAGCTCCACTTACGATTGCATTATTGCGGGCGACAAAGATCTCATCTATTTGAACAACAGGGCTCAGGCTGGCGATGTCTGGGCGGGTTGGTTTCAAATGTTTGGACACATGCCCAGGAGATTCTGTCCTGATCTTATCACAACAACCGGTGATATCGTTGCGGGGAGCAATGTAAGTATTCCCGTAACTGACTCATCGAAAGTTCCGGGGATAGGGGGGTATTTCCAGATCCTTGGGTTGTCCGAAGGGTGCGACAGATTACAGGTCGCCTCTATTCCCGACTCTACGCATGTTGTCGTCGTAAGCCTCCCGAGAAACTATGCTTCAGGGGCGACGATAGGACTACCGGCATCCACTTTCTTTATAAACAACTCCTTATTGAATTCTGGCTATCAAACTCCCTTCCCTGTTTCCTATTTCTCAGATGCCGGGCTGACTGTTGGTACGGGCCGCTTCACCATGAGCGCCATCGACATGCGTTCACTCAACTTGTTTTACGGGAAATATGTCATGACGCCCTTTTACTGCTGCAGCAATACTTTGGCGGCTATCGGGTGGCTCGACAAGGGGATGTTTTACTACGCGGGGGCCGCACTCTGGGACGTAGCCTGCGAGAACGACGACGGGTCGATTATCACAACAAATATATTGGCGACAAGCGCGACCAACCTGACCCTCGTAGACAGCACAAAGAGCTGGACCCCCGACGAGTTCATCGGGAAGTTCATTGTTTTGGTGGGCGGAACGGGTATCGGGCAGGTCAGGAAGATCACGGATAACGACGGGACGACGCTCACTATTGGGTATGCGTGGTACATCAACCCGGATGCCACTACGACATTCCGGATATATGACACTGTTTATCGGTATCTTAACCAATCACCGTGGACCACTACGGCGCTTTTGGTCACGGACACGGAGACGCCACCGGTATAAGGGGGAGGTATGGCTTTTGCTGTCACGGTGTCTATGAAATTCGATAATGCTGTTTGGGAGGATCTCTTTGTGCCCCCCGATCATTATTTGCTGATCCGCAACTGGGCTACTGACGCAATAAATTATACCCACTCCCAGAAATTGGATCTGTTTGACAAGGGCGGGAAAGCGGGCGGCGCTCCCGGTGTCGCGGCGGCATGGGTGTCTTGATGTTTAAGGAAAAGGAATGGGTCTCTTCAATCACATAAATATTGGCGATATCCAAAGCTACGTTTACCTTGAGGGGACGATCAAGGCTGTCTATCTTGAAACCACCGGGGTTATCGCGGCGAATTGGGACACGGCGGACGTGGAGTATGAGAACAAGAAGATCTTCTATAACGCGCCTGTCCGGTATCACTGCCAGAAGACCGGTATCGATCGTTCCAATGGAGCAATCGTCGATGGGGCCAAGGGGTTCGGCGTGGGCGACAAGGTGATCCTTATGGCGAAGATCGGGACGACTCCAGGCAAAGGCGAGGAGTACGAGAAGGTGTACGTCATCGCTCACCGCGACGGCATTGTCCCGTGCGCTTACAACTACCTCTTCATCCGGATTGGGGCTGCCGCCCTGGTGCCTCTCGCTCCACCATTCGGCAGATGGCTTGAAGGGGGGCTGTACCAAATCAATGAAGTGAATGATCATCCGGGCGAATACTGCACCGTCTGGGACACGGCGAAGGGAACCGCGGCCACCGTCTATAATCCTATATCAGGTGCGCCCTACGTCTTTCCTGTGTCCATAGAAGACTTCAAACCGGCCCTCGATTACTACAAATTTGCGGACGAAGAACTCTTCACCCTTGGCTCGCAGGGCGATGACCAGAGCCAGGAGGCGGGGTTTACGCCGGACTGGCTCTCTGATTTCCAGGGCAACAAGATCCGGGACGGGGCGCAGCCGAGCGCGTGGTGGACCTCTTATGACATCTATGCGAACCCCATCTTCAACTTGCTGGCGAAGACATCGCTGGCCCTTTTCACCGACAGCGCCGGGGCGAGCGATGGGACCTTTGCGAAGACGATGGAGCAGTTTAACGCTGGGCAGGAAAACATCCTGAAGTGGAAGGCTGCAAGCCCCCTGGCCTTCAACGACGACACCCGCAGCTTTGACGTGAAGGGATCTGATTCGACGGAGGAGATGCCTCCCGAACTTCAGGCCCGGCTGCAAGAACTCCAAACGAAGATCGGCCAGATGAATGATCTGATCGGGACTCTTGACTCTACTAAGATTTCCAGGTGGGAAGAGCTGTCTGTGATGATCCCCCTGACAGACCCCGCCCTTCAAGCCGAATTCGTTGCGCTTTCAGCAGGCCAGGTAATCGTCAAATACCGGGCCTATAAGAGCATACGGGATACCGCGCAGGCGGAGGTAGACAGCATCCTCGGGACGAGTGCCTTTACCCCCTGGGAGATCGCTAACGACAAGAACGGGAACCCCCTGAAGGGAAGTTCCTATCACATGCAGAACGCCTACGGAGAAGACGAAATATGGGTGTGCGCAAAGAACGTCTATGGCGGGCTCGTTGTAGACGCCTGCGATGCGATGTGGAAATTCGTGCGGCTTATCAATCTCCCCCCGGTTATTCCCATTGGGAATACAGCGGCAGAACGCCTGGCCGGGACCTCCTGGTTTGGAGTAGGGGGACAAGCCTTGGTGGGGGCGCTATCCATGAGCGACATCTCCCTTATGGTTGCCTCTGACATCACGCAAGCGGGCGACAACAATATCTTCAGTTACGGCACCTTGAAACGGATCAACGATGGTGGATTCCATCGGACAACTCACCCGGCACTGAAGATGGCTGGCATCGGTTCGTTTCGGATGACGCAAAAGCCGATCCCTTTATCTCCATTGGAGCCGACATTCATTACTGCGATGAACTCCCGCTTAGAGCACATCGACGTTTGGCACAGGTACGACAACTGGATGAACAGCTTCCAATACTCATGCGCCACGTGGGGCGTGGACAGGACATGGTGGTTCAAGAGCAACGCCGAGCAGTGGAGGATAAGGGCCACCTTCATTGACACGCCTATCGGCAGCATGTGGCACACAGCTCCGGGATGGGAAGCAGCGATTTGGTATATGAGCGGGCTCAGTTTCAGCCCAGGCAATATAACGGCAAGAAGAGACCTTCCCGTAAACACTCACTTTACCAGGCAGACAAAGCACACCCGGCGTGTAATCAGCCAGATTTACATCGTGCAGAGACAGGCTGTGACTATGTTTGAGAACCCTGCATTGACCTCTGTAAGGCAAGAAACAAACAAGGGGATCTATGATCACCTTGACCCGGCATCGATCAAATACGTGGGCGGAGTCGATTATGACGCCATGGCGCCGGAACAGAAAAAGGCCGCGGTCTCAGACAGGGTCTATCTCCGGTCCATGTATCCCGGAGAGGTTGGGTATAATCCGCCCTCCGCCCTGCGGGCAAACCGCAACGAAGTGGAGATCATGGCGTCCTGTGATCTGTATTCGACACTGAAGACAACCTTCGGGCAGTGTAACCCGAGCAAGCAGACCCGGAATGGTCTCCTTGAATACGAGATCCAGAAGCTCATTGCTCGTCATTACAGCGCGTCCGGTCTCGGCCTGAAGGATTTCTCAACGTTCACCTTTGAAGCGAGGATCGCGTAATGCTGCTATTTGCAGACGGATTTGAAACATTCGGTCCTTACGACATCTGGCGGAAATGGGGTGGGATCATCTGGTCTTCAGAATGGAGTCAGATCCCACCACAAATCGTGCATGGGAGCGATACCACGTATTCCCCGGCTAAACTATACGCTACAAGACCGGACGGAAGGGCGATGCAGGGAACAACGTGGTGGCTCTGGACTTATATCAAACCCTCCAGGACGGTTTTTGTCGGACTTGCGGCGAGGTCGGCGAGAGCTGGCGCAGATGCATATAACTCGACTTATGGAATCAAAATAGATTTTATGAAGGGTTGTCCGTACAACAAGACGGCTAACCCAACACCGCAGGTAGTATGGTACTACCCAGGCGTTCCGCATACCCTGATTGCTTCCTGCCAGCTTGTCATTGCCCCATCATATATTGATGTCACGTGGACTTTCGTAGGGACCGGCACAGTAACGAAAACGGGCCGGATCAATACGAGCGCGAACTTGACCAACGGGGACTTCAGGTATTTTCAGGTCGGAATGACGCTCATGGGGAATGTTGCCGCGCAGCCGCAGGCGTGGGCGGAGGTTCGGCTGGGGGGGCGGGGCACGGAGAATTTAGTGTTCAGCAACATCATGACGGCTGCTGAAACAGGTGGAGATGCGTCATTTCTTATCAGCGGCGTAAGGCTGGGACTCGGCTATCAGGGGTCAAGGCCACAAGTAGGCATTGACGATGTCTACATCTGCAACGACGAGGGCGAGCACAACAACATCTTTCTTGGAAACGTGAAGGTCAGGCGTGTGTCGGTTTCCGGTGACGGGTCAGAAAACAACAGCGTCCCCTTCGGAGAAACTTACAGATTCCGTACAGTCGACGAAGACTACATCGACACCGTCAACAACCTTCCCGTACCGCTTCCCGATCCTGAAGCAGCCCCGTTGTTTATCCCGTGGGAACTATTCGCCGGTAACTATCTCACGATAGAAGAATACGGCGACCGGCAGTTGATGCGTTTCAATTCCCTGAGCGATGAGGGTAGTTACTCTAAGATCCACGGCGCCGTCCTTCATGCCCTGATGCAACCACTATATCTGGATACCCCTGCAACCATCAAGGCCGTAAGGAAATTAGGAATTGAGGCGTTGATCGAAAGCAACCCTATGGATGCCCCTCTTGTCCAGAGGGCGCAGTATGAGGCCCGGCAGTTTGTTTGGGAAAACGATGAGACGATAGAGCCGGGCGGACAATATGCCCGGTGGACACCTGCCACCATTGACGGATCCGAATGGGGCTTTGAACTGGTCCCGGTAGAAATCGCACCAGAAGCATACGACCCGGCCATTGCTCGCATAAATATCGCCATTTACGACACGGTGGCCGAGGAAATTGATTTTTCGGAAATGATGCACAGGTACTTTGAGGAGTTTGTCGATGATCGGTTTGATGCCGCAGGCGACCCCACCTTGGAATATGTATGGGCGTTCTATGATGCCCTGGTGCTTGAGTCGTTTACCGAGGGGAACCGTGGCGGAAATCGCTTCTTGAATGAGACCCTCGAATTCTCCGAATATCTGCCATACGCCATCCTGTATGCGGGTGAGTTTATCGATTTTGTTGAAGATGTATTCTTCCAGTATATCGACACGATTGCCGAAACCTTGGATACCGCAGATTGGGCAGACGGGTACTGGGAGGAGTTGTTTACGGATACCCTTGAGGCAACAGATGATTCTGCCATCGCTTTCCTCGCGACCCTGGAAGAGATGTTTGGCCTCGAAGAGCCCTACCTGTGGGACAACCATGAACTGATTGAAGATGAAATCGCCATCGACGCAGACGAGCCGTGGGACAACCACGAACTGCTTGAAGAGTATTTATATCCGGATGATTTTACCCAAAACGGCGTCGGTTTGATCGCCGAAGACGTGATGGGGATCGCCGAAGACCATCACGACGGTTACTGGGTTGAGTTGAGTATGGGTAGCACCACGATCGTAGACAGTGTTCTCACCCAACATTGGCGGTACGAAACCATGTTCGGGATGGTCATAAATAGCTGGCAGGTAGCGCCGATTGAACAGACGGGGAGTGACGGAGACCATACCGGCGATAACCCCTGGGGAGCTTAACCATGCTAAAATACTTTGATTCATTTGATCATGTAACAATAGAACCCTTGGATGCTCTCGGCTGGTGGGGACGGGACTGGTGGAACGGACGCACCCTGGCAATCAATACCGGGACGGGGCGCTGGGGAACGAACCGGTTGGAATTTAACCAGGGAGGCGGAGGTGGCGTCGCCCAGTATTTCCAGCTTACGAGGTCTGCTACCAGGCTTGTCGTCGGTCTCGCTTTCTCGGAAAGCACTTCGTACCAAAACGGTTTCTCAGTAGGATTTAACTATGGGTCTTATGAAAACTTCTTGGTTTCCGTAAATGTATCCGCCAGCGGGCTAACTTTCGGTTTCAGGACTGGCGCCAGTGGATACCCGGCGATCCCGAGTTCAGCTTACGTGTCGGTCCCGTTCATAAAGACCTCCGGTGCGTACACCTTTATCGAGATCCTGGTTGATGTCACGGATTACGTGAATGGCCGAGTGAAGTGCGCCGTAAACGGGAGAGTGGTTCATGATGTCACGGGAATCAAGACAGCGGCAGGAGATGGATTCGGAAACAATCCCTTCGATCCTCGGGCCAAACTAAACAGGGTTTACTTTGGCAACCCCGGTGGCAACAATGTCCAATCGATGTACATGGATTGCCTTTATATTTGCGACGACGAAGGCGGCTACCACAATGATTTTCTTGGCGACATCTTTGTCAAAGCGCTCTACCCCACAAACGATGGCGACCAGTCGGCATGGGAACCCTACCTCAATGGCCTTCCCGCCCCTGAAGGCACGGAGCATGTATCGCTGATTGACGACCAGGTGTTCGACCCGGCGATTGAAGCGGACTACATCCAGTCCTCTCAGGACCTTTCCCAGGAAACCATGTGGTATGCCGATGCAGATATCCCTGTGGATTCCACACTCATTGCCGTCAATCACCGAATCGCTGCGCGGAGCATTGCCTCTCAGGGGACACCGCCGCCAAACACGTTGATACCGCTATACAAATCATCAGGGAACGACATCATTGTAACAAACTCGCTGGCAAAGAAGTTCACCGGATGGACATACCAGTTTCTTGATGTCTATTACAATTTAGTCCCCGGCCTGGCTGTGGACTGGACCAACCTGCTGCTGGAAGGGTCCCAATTCGGCTTCATGCTGAGGGAGCCTATCTGGACTGGTGTGGGTTTGGAAGAGGCCAGTTTTGCCGATGAGGTCGTAGACGAATAATGGCAAACGCATACTTAGAAATTGAAGAGTACCTTTGGTTTACCGAATATCAGCAGGGCAATGTGAATGTCGCTGGTTTGGTGTTCGATGACCTGATTGAGGAGTCTTTCGACCTTGGGCATGAGGCTTATGTCGTCTGGAACGACCAGATCGAGGAGACTTTCGCTATAGCCGAAGCCTTTACGCCATACCACCTGCCGGTTGTCGGCGACGCCCTGGCTTTCGCCGATTTGATCGGTGGATCTCAGGCGCGGGTAAAACAATCGGTTCTGAATATCATTTACACAAAGCCCGTCCTGCCCATCAAGATCGCGCACATGCACCTGGACGTGGTTATGAGTGGATCTGACACGTTCATGGAAGAGGTCTCCAGCGAACTCCAGATTCACTCCTCTTACGCGAACGCAGTCCCGTATTACTGGGATCAACTCTTTGAATCCTTTAACATCGCGATGGAGGAGCCGCAGCCATATCTGCCGGTTTACCTGAAACTCTTGCTCTCTGCCTCTGATCTCGTAAACATGCGGCATGACGTTGCCCAGGAATACCTCTTCAACTCCTACTGCCGTGAGGAATTTTTTGTATGGGACGGCATTCTACGTGGATGGGACCACCTGATTGCCGACTCCTTGGCCAATACCGACACCATCGAAGAGATCATCGGGAAGATTGCCGACGACTATCTCTTTCTGGAAGACACCCCGGCGCCTCGGATCATAGTCCTGCATATCATTGCCGACAAGATGTTCGTCTTTGATTCAGCGGGGCATGAGAGATATTTCCTGCTCACGGCAGCAGACATTTTCGACTTCAACGATGCCGTTTCGGAGTTCTTGGGGCACCTTATCCATGAGTTCTTGATACTCCAGGAGGCACAGGTGAGCGGGGTCTCCCGGTATTGTTCCTCCGAGGACTCTTTTAATGCAGGCGATATTTCAGAATCTGAGCGCTATTACATTTGTCTCGCAGACGACACGGTGGAGATGACGGACGGCCAGACAACATTCCTGTCACTCAACAATACGGCTCTGGAGACATTCAACGCCAGCGCTACGGCGGTCCCGGTGGGGACTTTCGTAGGGCTCGCCAGCGAGTCCCTGATATTCAGGGATATCGACTCGTACATCCAAGGGATCATCATCCAGGAAGGTCTCGCACTGGGGGATGTAGAGCTGACGCGATGGGCGTTCAACGTACTGGTCGAAAGTGGCTGCGACATTGCAGACATCATAGCGTAGGTGACGTATGGCTTTAGTAATCAACGAAACCCTGGTCTCTTTCTTGACTCCCGCAGACGAGGCGATTCTGAAGAGCCTTCTTTATTCCATGCTCCCAGATGTCCTGGCCCTGGATGATCTGAGTGCAGTCAGCGGGGACATGTGGGAGGCGTGGGCGTTCAACGGGCAGACCTTCGAGCCGTCCGTTTACAGCGGCTTTGCGTTCAATTCCTATGCCGTTGAGGACGGGGTGACTTATGCGGCACGGGAAGAGGGGATCTATGTCCTGGATGGGACAATGGACGCCGGGGCGGCGATTCACAGCGGCGTTATTCTTTCCCCGTCCATGTTCGGGACGAATAACCGGAAACGCTTCCGGGCGGGATTCTTCGATGTTGAGGGGGCCGCGCCGGTAGTCCGGGGCGAGGTCGGTGGAGTAGGGACCAGCATCCCTATCCTGCATTCCAAGGTGATATTTCCCCGGACATTGGTAGGGAATAAATGGACTTTCCTGGTGGCCGATTTTGACGAGTTGGGGCAGGTGGAACTCTTCCCGGTCGTATTGACGAGGTAAGAATATGGGAACCACGACGGAAAACAGCCTTTGGTACAAGGGGAAGGGCGAGGTCTTCCGGGAATTCAAAAAGAACACTGCGGCGATCCTGTCCGCCGTCGCCTCCCGGAATTTCTCGTCACTGCCGGGTTTTGCAATCGAGGCTTTCACGGATGTCGAGATCGAGAGCAAGATCAAGCTGACGGAGTACAACCAGAAGATCATGAGTGACGCGATCGACCGCGAGCTGAAGGCCCTTGGTCTGGAAAATGACATCGCCCTGAAACAGGCTACGATGGCGTGGGAACTCGAAAAGATGCAGCTCTTCTCGGCCCTTCAGGCGGAGTTTGCGGACAAGGAGTTGATCCGGTCGCTCCGGGGAGAAGAAATCGACGGACTGATGATCGATCAGGAGTTCCGGGAAATAGCGGTGCTCGTGTCCAAGGTCGCTATCGAGGTTCAGATCGAAGACATAAAGAGGCAGAAGGAAGAGGTCGAGCTTCTTCCTCTCCCGCTGGAAGAGCAGTTGGCGACGGCAAAACTGACGGCGGCTCGTCGGAAACTTGATGTGATCCCCTACATCCTGGCAGCCCTGGCAGCGCAAAGTGCCGCACTCGACACAGAAGAAGTGATCATCATGCCCGCACGGGAAGAGAAGGCGAATTATGACAAGCAGGTCTCGGATCTGACCACTGCCGAGATCCTTCCCCTGATGGAGGCCAAGGCCACGGCCACGGCGGCCCTCACCATGGAACAGACCGAACTGCTGGACCCCACGATCGAGAAGGCAGAGAAGACCCTTGCCCTGACAGAGAAGCGGGCCGAGTTGCTGCCACCGATGGCTGACAAGGCCGCAGCGATGACCGCATTGACAACCAAACAGCGCGAACTTCTCGATCCAATGAGCCAGAAGGTCGCCGCGACGGAAACCCTGACTGCAAAGGAGTACGAACTGCTCGACCCGATGACCAGAAAGGCCAACAAGACTTCTGAACTTACGGCGAAACAGACTGAATTGCTGGAGCCCATGACCCGCAGAGCAGACAAGACCATGTTGCTGACAAACAAGCAGACCGAACTCCTGGACCCCATGACCCGCAAGTCCGCCGCGATCGAAGCCCTGACAGGGGAACTAAGCACCCTCTTCAACCCTCTGCTTCTCAAGGCGCAGGCCAATATCGAACTTGCCGCGGAGATGACGGCACAACTCGAAAATCACCGACTTCTTGCTGTCGAGAAGGTGAAACTGGCCGAAGAGAAGGTGATCAGGCTTAACGAAGAACTCGCGCTCATGGGCAAGGAATTAACCCTGGAAGGGCAGAAGATCATCATTGAGAGAGATCGAGCAGCTCTGGAGCTTAGAAGAGCAGAGGCGAGGCTGGCTGTTGTCGATGCTCTCCGTCCCCAGCTCGGAGAGATCCAGACGGCGATGACTGCCGAGTCGGCAGCGGAGATTGTCTATATCACCACCCAAGGGTCAAATGAAGTGGCTCTCAAAAAGTCACAACTTGAGGTTGTTGAGGCAGCCAGGTATGCCGCTCAGGCGAGCGAATTGGCCAGCCAGACATCCGCAGTAAGAAGGATGGCTGCTGCCGACAGGGAACATAGCATTGCGATGGCGAATGCGATGGCAAGCGCGGAAATAACCGAGAAGCTGATCCACTTGCTTGCGTAAAGGAGAATCGAGATGACGGTACAGGCTGTGCTGGATAGAGAGTTGATTCGGGGTCGGTCGATATGGCCTGCCTTTCAATATCAAGTCCCTGGGTTGCTGGCCGTGCATATTTCAGACCGGGCAGTCGTCTTTGGGGTCTATTCCGGGGCATACCTTCACGGGTACAACTACCTAAAAGAGATTACTTACGAGACCCTCGCGCAGATGGTTGTTGCCTACGATCAGGCCATGGCGGAATTGACTGCCGACGAACAGCGCTCGGTTATCGATATCACAGCGAAACGATACATCGAAGATCAGAATCTTGCCGCGAAGGACGCGGCTTTGGCCAACCAAGAACGGAAGGTTACGCAGAAAGCATCTGAAGTCGATGCGAAGATTGAGGCCCTGGAGTCTGATCGGCAGGCACTCGCAACCAAGATCACGGAACTTGAAGTGGCCCAGAGCAAGGCCAACACCCTTATCAAGGAGCTGGAGGCAAAGATAGAGGAGCAGACGCTGGACAGTGCCCATGTCGAAGCCGAGATCACCCGGCAGCAGTTGATCACGCAGAAGGCTGAACTCGATGTCATTGAGACCGGCATCCGGGCGCTGGAGATCCAGGCGCAGATTGCAGATGCTGCCTACAGACTGGCCGCTGTTGGCGTCCGGAAAACAGAACTGGAAGCTGATATTGGCCGGATTACCCTGGACACCGCGGAGGTAGAGGCCCGGAAGGCTACACTCCAGTCAGACATTGGACGCATTGAATTCGATACCGCAGAAGTGGACGTTCAGTTGGCGGGGTTGGATTCAGACATTGACCGCCTTGAGCTGGAAACGGCGGAAGTTGAAATCAAAAAGGCGGGTTTGAATTCGGATATCAGCCGGCTCGGTTTGGACACTGCGGAAGTCGATGTCAAAAAGATCCTGCTTGAATCTGACATCGTTCGTACCGACTTCGATATCAGCGAGGTTGAAGTCAAGAAGACCATGCTGGAATCCGATATTGGCCGCCTCGATTTCGACTACCAGGAGGTTGATGTCCGCAAGACGGGCCTGGAGGCAGACATCGGTAGGATTGCCCTGGATACTGCGGAGGTTCCAATAAGGGTGGCGCAGACAGAAGCGGACACCGCCAGGCTGAAGGCCCAAAAAGAAGCCGAGTCCCTTGTCGAGTCGGAGCTTGCGGTCGCCCAGGCCGAGACCACCGCCTATGCCCAGGAAACAGAACTCCTGAAAGAGAAAGGCCCCCTTATCGATCAGCGGATTGAAGCCGCCGAAGTCGAGATTACCGATACAATCCCGAAACTCGCACAGGCCATCGAGGGTGAGAAGAACGCCGATCTCGCAAGCCAGGAGATGAGAAATCAGCACGCTGTTGCCGAGTACGAAAACCGTCACCTGAGTTACGACGAAAAGGCTAAAACGTCGGACGCCATCACGGCCCTGGAAACGGCCAACCATATCATTGAAGCGAATATGATCGAGAAGAATGCAACCAACAGGGCGGCCTACGACGAGGCCCGTGTGTGGGCAAATGCGGAGAAGATTGCTGGAGCGGAAAAGGCGGCAGAGATCATGAGAAAGGCGAATATCGTGAATACCCTGACGCACCAGATTGGGGAAGCCAAGTAATGGATTTAACTGAAGCCCAGGACCGAATACAGGAATTCGCAAAACGATCTATCCGTGAGCGAACAGTTTCGGCAAACCAGGTCGGCTCCGCGGTGGGATCTCCCGGCCAAGGGATGCAGAAGCGCCTCCAGGATATGTTCGCTGCGGTCTTGCCCGACTATGATCTCAGCCGGCTGTTGGTCATGGATGTCGGGGACCGTATCCGAACCGGCCCGGATACCGGGTATGACATAAAACTCTCCCTCCCGGTTGCGTCCGACATCTGGTATCTGACCGTCGGGGCGTCGATTCTCCCGTTCAGGGGGGAGAGCTTCCAGGAGAACGCGGAGAAGATCCTTGCCTTCCTTGAAAAGTATCTGGCCCGGCTCGACAACATCAAGCCCTTGAAGAGTCTTCAAAGCTATAAAGATTTCCACACTTATTGGAACTGGCAGGAGGGGAGAACGACCTTCGATGGAGACCATGCTCCCCCTGTCATCCGGGAGATGCGTTTTGAGACGTGGATGCTCAACCGCAGCACGGAGTTCCCGTCGAAGGGTCCGAAAGCATCGATCGAGGAAGGCGTCAAAAGTAAATCGGAGGCAAGTCTGGGACAGCTTTATAGCGGGCTTTTGTCGTTTCCCGTGGGGCCGCTGGGTGTCATGGAGGTCCTGTCCGTCTTCTCTGAAAGCATGGACGACATGCTGACGAACGAGGTCCCTTTCACCCCGGACGGAACAGTAAGGATTGAGAACCCGGAAGGGTGGAAATGCGTTACGGACCAACCTCTCGACGGGCTCATGTCCCCCATGACGGACGTAAAAGGAGATTGTCCGGGGGTGCATCTTGTCAATAAGGGCTATCTAATAGAGAGCCGTGACGCCGAATACCCCGCGGAGCCGTTTGCGGGGTACGACAAGATCCTCCCGTTCAATTCGTTTCGATACTACTTGCGCCGGGACGCAAAGTGGCCGCTGCCAGGCGAGTTCATCGGATTGCTGGTAAAGCCGTGGCCAGCTCATGTGTGGTGGTTCCAGAAAACATCCCCCCTCCTCTACTCGGGCAACTGGTTCGAGACCAACCACTATACATCCGGCGTCGTCACGGAGATCCTACAACCCCCCGAAGGTTCGTTCGGACTGGCATATAGGTGCGTCGTAAGGGGGGTGGAGGTCTGCGTCTCAGCCTCTGATTTTTACGAGTACCGTGTGGGGGACCGCGTGTCGATCTTGCGGATCAACGACCTTGACCGATTCCTGGATCAGACGAAGGGGAGCTTCAAGTGGAAAGAGATGGAAGACCTTATCGCCCGCGAGAAGATGGAGAAGGAGACCCCTTCCAATTTGCCGTACATAGTCAATCCGAACATGATGATTTTACCGATGTCGTTCTACAAACCGTAACCGATAGGAGGCGTGACCATGAACTTCGATGACATTTTAGGGAAACTGATGCCGCTGTTCGAGCAGAAGATGGCCTTCAACATGGAGATGAGCAAACGGGCCATGTCGCTCGAAGAAAAGAAAGAGGCGAGCAAGACGGATCTTGAGTACCGGAAACTCGAAGCTCAGATCACGGGAGACAAGGACAAACTGAAATGGGAGAAGGAAAAACTGACGACCGCGATCAAGGGCGATTATGATCTTCAGACGCTCAAGAATAGCGGGATGCTTGATCAGAAGCGCCTTGAAGGGCTCGACGCGAAAGACAAACAGAAGATCATGGAAGAAGGCGCGAATGCCAGGGCGAAACTCAGCGCCGACACCGAGACGAACAAGACGAAACTAAATGCCGAGACCGAGACGACCAAGGCATACTTGACAACCCTGGGCACGATCCTCGGGCACGCACAAGAGGTCAGCCAAACGGGCGTTGACGGGGTCACGAAGACGAGTAAGCCGACAGCAGAGGTGGGGAACGCGGCAAGGTCACTCATGGAGCAAACCGGGCTCGCGAAGCCAGCCGCCACGCCCCAGGCCAGGAATGTGGCTGGAGAAGCTGAGTTCGCGGCGGGCGTTCTCAGGGAACACGAAAAGGCAGGGACACCTGACAGCGCACGGAACTATTTGAATGCCCTTCCCGCCGACACCAGACAGGCGGCACTGGCGCTCCTGAACCCAGGGGCCGCCGCTACCCTGGCGACGGGAGTAGCGCCCGTCACTCCGGCCCCCGGCGTAAGACCGCTCGTCTCGCCGGTTCAGCCCGCCGCCCAGGCTCCACCAGTAAGGCCAGAAATGGAAGTTGTGGACCGGCATAACCGTGACAACCCTCTGGGTGGACCGAATCCATTCCCTGGTGCCCCGATCGTGGGGGCTCCGGTCGCCGAGCGAGGACCCCTGACATCAAGCCTGATGTCCCCGAGTGCGATGGGCCAAAGAGCATTGGGGGTTTTCAATACCCCAGCGCAGGTAACGCAGGCGAATGATCCGGCAAGGGCCGCCGCGATCCAGAAGCAAGCCGATGCCGACGAGGAGGCACGGAAACGTCGCGTCGCAGTCCGGCAAGCAAGGGGGCTTACTTCCATAGGGTTTTAACGCCAATTAACATCCGCAAGAGGTCGTATAATGGATCTGAATTCGTCCGCAAGAAGTCCACTATCGCTGTCCAAGTCCTTTTATGATGACATCACGAAGGACATTCCCTCTCCTGTCTCGAAGGATTTCTATGACGCTGTCTCAAAACCAGTAGAGGCAAAACAGGTCCCTGTTACCCCGGCCCGCTACGAGATGGCGTCGCCGGGAGAGATCGCCGAGACTGTCGGCGCGATCGGCGAGGCGGTGATCAGGATCCCCCTGCAGGTTGCCGGTGCAACCGCGAGTGCGATCCGGGGTGGATCACGAGAAGCCATAGCTGACAAAAACTCCTTCCTGACCAGGATCATCGACACCGCCAACAAAGACGCAGAGGATTTCCAGAAGAAATACGCCGACAACAAGGTGGTCATCGCACCGCTTACGAAACTCGGCCTTCCCGCCGATTTGGACACGCAAACGATCACACGAGCCCCCCAACAGGCGGCATTCTCGGCGGTGAGCGCTGGTGCCGGTCTCGCAGCGGGCCTCGGCACGGCGGCAATCTCCGGTCCCGCGGCACCCATTGCCGGACGTGCGGCTGGTATGGCCGCATCCGGTGCGGCAGGATACCGGATTCAAAAAGATATGTCAGCCCAGCAGTTATACGCGAAACTCAACGAAACCAGTATGAAGGCGGTGGGGAGAGAACTGACCCCGGAAGAATGGAAAACGGCCTACGATCGGAACGAGGGGCTCCTGGTCGAACAGGGTATTTCTGAAGCCATCCCCGAAGCCATCGGGAACTTGGTCGGGTTTGAGCTGTTTTTTGGAGCGGCTAAAAACATATTCGGCAAGCAGCTCGCGAAGACGGTTATCGGGAAGACCCTCGGCAAATATGGGGCGGGAGCTGTCGGCAAGCTCCTGGCAGAACAAGCGACGGAGCAGGCCACGGAAACAGTGTCGCAGCAGTGGCAGCATAACCTTGATCTGGAAATGGGGCTTTCTCCTGGCGCGACGAAGCGTTCATGGACCAGTTTTGACGATCTGAGACAGTCCAACAAGGAGATCTTCTCTGACATCCTTCTTCTCACCGCGGGAATGGGCGGCGCCGGACTCGTGGGTGGACACATCCAAGCCAAGATGGACACGAAGGCATCGGCTCAGCTCGTGAAGAACGTTGTCGCCGAGAACAAGTTCGGGTCGATCCCCAATGAATTTCTCCCGGCCATGTACGAGCACGCGCAAGAACTATCAGATAAGCGTCCACAGGATAAGGGCCTGACCACTGCAAGAGACGCCTTCGCGACCGAGATGGACAAGCGCGGCATAGACTTCGACATGACGAGCAAGTTCAAGGAATACCTTGCTCTGGACGCGGAGATAAAGACGGAGGATGCCACAGGCGAGGATGTGGCAAGATGGGTCTCTCTACGGGATGAATTCAATGAAAAAAACATCAGCCCGGATCTCTACCAGCAGTATTTGACCTACCAGTCGGACATCAACAAAGCCGTTGGACTGCAAAAACTCATCGCGACGGGCAAGGCGACGGATCCCCAGCGGAAAGAATTCAACCGGCTGGCCGGCGCGGTTGCCTCCAAGGCCACGATGTTCGGGTTCCCCGAGGAAGTTCTCGACTCTACCGGTGTTGAAAAGGGCGGCGTGGTCAGAAAGCCCCTGGGGCCAGCCAAGGGGGCGGCGAGGGATATTCTCCTGGCAGACGAACCGGCAGCCAAGCGGAAGAACCTCACGGCGAAGGACATCTTAACGGAAGGGGATGTCGACATCCAGTCCGAAGATGATCTGACCCCCGAGGCCCTGGCTGACATCGACAAGAAATTGAAGATCGCGGGCACGGGCGGCGCGAGAACGCCGCTGAATGTAGCTGGGGAAACTCCGGCAAAGGTTCTGGACATCACGAAAGAGGTCAAGACCCAGGATAAAAAGACGTTCGATCTCTGGGACACCCAGGAGACCGGGACCCCGCCTTTCGTTCGGACGAAGGTGGAGAGCCTATTCGCGGAAGGCGGCACGGCGGCGGTCCTTGATGAATACCGGGGCGAAGATACTGTCAGTGCATATGCCCGGTATCGGCTCGGGATGTTGGAGAAAACCGCCGTGGATAAGAAGACCGCCGAAGCGCCCGCAGCCCAAGGTGCCGCACAAGAAACGGGTTTAGCGAACCAGATCGCAACCGGCAATTTGGTGGAAGACTTTACGTTTCCGGAACATTATTCTCCTATGGACCTGAATGGACTTTGGGATGAACTTTATATGGCCAGCGATGATATTGCGGCCAAGAATAAACCAACCATCGATGCCCTTGCCCAGGAACGGGACGCACTGAAATCGGACCGCGGTAAAGAAGCGGTTGCACGGAAGAAGCAGATCGATGAAGAGATCGGGAACCTTCGGGCGGAATCGCAGATTGTCACCCGCCATGCGGAAATTGCCTGGCAGTATGCCCAGGAGGACCTGGCCCGAAAGGTCGTAGCAAAGTTGAAAGCAGAAGGAATTGAGGCCGACAACGATACGGTCTATGACGCCATCGCTACCCTGGCGGACGGACGTATGAATGAACAGGGTTGGAAGCAGCCTTTACTGCAGCAAGTGATTGATTCGGTAAAGGGAGGGGAAGCACCCACACCAAAGTCGGCCCGAGAGAAATCGGATGAAGAGGTCAAACAATACCGGGATGCAGGACATAATATCAACGATAACGGCGTCTATAATGAACCAGAAAAGATCTCCATCCCATTCAGCAAGTCATCCGGAAGGGAGGGCAGCATCCGCATAGCGGAAGGCCCTGACGGGAAATTCCGCATTGGCGTCAATATCTCGAAAAAATATGGCGACTACGAGGGGAGCGGAAATGCCCCAGGTATCGACGGCACGCCATACGATACGCGAGCCGAGGCGATCAAAGCCGGCATTGACATAATAAGGAGCCGTACAAAAGACGACGACTCCAAAGGGAAAGCCGCCTTGGTAGAATTGGCAAAGTTCGAGAAAGAGCAAGCCACTGAGACCAAGGCCGCAGGCACGGGCGGCGCGAGAGGACCCGTGGATGCCGTTGAATCCGCACCTAGGAAGATCGTGACGGTCATCAGAACGGAGCACGTCGATAGAAGCAAAGCCAGCGCAGCGGACCTGGCAGCAGACTACAAGGCCCGTGGACTCGATAGGCATCTGGCATGGGATGAGTTCATCAAGGACCGAATACTGAAACCGGAGATTGATGCTAAAGTTTTCTATGCCCTTTTCGACAAGACATCCCCTATCCCCCTGGTCGGAAAGAGAACGTCAGAAGAAGTATCCTTTGTTCCCACGCATCGCAGGATTTCAAGCGGTGAGCTTGTCCAGGCAGAACCCCCAAACGAGAGCGGTATTGCAAAAGTCATCACGGAATCCGGGAAGGCGGAATCCGACCACATCAGCAACTTAGCTTCGCTGGGAAAGAAGGCCCCGGAGAAGATCGGCCGGCAGACCAAAGAACCGTGGCAGATGACGAGGGGAGAGTTTAGGAATCAGCCAAATGTCTTTTCCGATGCTCAGGCGTATGCTCAACACTATACGGAAGTTAAACAAGCCCTCTCCGAAGGCAAGCCCGTCCCCACCGAAGTCCTGAAAGACTACCCGGAACTTGAAAAAACGGAAGAACCCACGGAGATTAAGGCCGCGGGCACCGGCGGCGCGAGAGGCCCGAAGGCGGGGACCGTCAAGGCCCCTGAAGCAGCGAAGACAGAAAAACCTGTTCCTACCGCGGCAGAATTAAAATCAAAGGAGGAAGAGGGTAAATCAAGGGGCGTCAAGAAGTATCTGCTCGAACATCTTGATGAAGCCATCGCCGCCCGGACAGCTTATGAGAACAATAAGACCGAGGACGCCGGACCCCTCCACGTCCTCATCGACGTTCCCATGGACGGAAAGTTCCGGATATTGAACACGAAAGAGAACCTGGAGAAGTTCAAAAGGAAAGTGTCGGGGATGAAGGTGACGGCGGCGCTGAACAAGCTCCCGCAGCACTCCGACAAACCCACAGGCAAGTCCACGGATCTGATCACAAAAGAAGCGGAAGCGGAAGTCTCCGATTACTGGACGAAAAGGAGTGAGTGGAAGGCCAGATACGAAGCAATCCCGACAGAGGTTGAAGCTGCCAAGGCTCGCCTCGACCGTTACAACGAGATCAAACGCAAGGTTGACGCCAAGGAGATCACCCTGAAGCAGCTCGGAGAGGATGCGAAGGCCGCATCGAATGAAGAAAATGCGGGTCCTGAAGCATGGAGAGATTCATGGTTCGGGAAGACCCCGACGTACAAAGACCTCACGGACCGGATCAAGGAAATAGAAAAGGAAATCAGCGATCTGGAAGCGTCAAGGCCGGAGATAGAGACCACCATCAAATCGTATTATCCCGGCCTCGCGAAAGAGATGTTTGAGGGGAAGGCAGTAGGGAAAGCGGGAGAGGAGAAGGCCCCGGCCGGGGCAACGGCGGAAGTCAAAGAACCGTGGCAGATGACGAAGGAGGAATACCGGAACGGCGATGTAAAACTCGTCGCTGCCCAGAAAGATCTGGATGCGGCCAATGCCGGACTTGGAACGGGAAAGTGGGAACACGCCGGGGTCAGGTTAAAAAGAGTTGAAGCGGCAAAAAAGCGATGGTCCAAGGCATGGGATGGCGCAGACAAGACTCACGGGGAGGCTGTCCGCCAAGCCCTCGCTGAAGGAAAACCCGTTCCCGAATCCGTCCTGAAGGATTACCCGGAGTTTCAGAAGGCCCCCGAAGAGATCAAGGCCGCCGGTACGGGCGGTAAAAGAGGCCCGAAGGAGGAAAAAGAGAGCGCCGCCTCTGGCAACGAACAGGCCGAAATAAGAGACCGGCTCAGGGCGCAGAATGCGCGAGAAGCCGAATTTGAATACCAGAAAAGGCGCATAGCCCTTTTGGAGGATGCGGACAAGGTTTCGCAGGCGGAGAAATTTTCGCAGGAGGATGCCAAGAGATTTCTCTCTGATCTCGATGCTTCCCCCGGCGATGATCCTGCGGCAAGGGAGGCTCTCTATGCAAAGTATCCTGAGATCGCCCCCCCGAAGGGAGAGGCACAACCGGTCGCGGCGGAAAAGAAAGAAGCCCCTTACGCGGCAGCCGTGGGGAAAATAGCGGGCAAGGCAGACCGGGCTAAGGAGCGCGGATATGAGTTTGCTTACGGAGAGACAGCGAAAGGGTCCGAGCTTTATTGGGACATGGTTGGCATCTTCTCTGGCGCAAGCGCGGATAAGTTGGTTGAGGCCGGGATTATCATCAGGAAAATACAGGCGGAAGCGCCCCAGGCCGACATCCTGAAGGAGATCGCCGAGATTTCAGATGAGGACCTTGATGCCCTGCTCGACGTGCCGGAAAAGAAAGAAGCCGCACCGATCATATTCCAGATCGACGACATGGTCAGACCAAAGGCCGGGAGTGGAATATCGGAAAAGAACGCTGGCCGGGTCCTTCATATCTTTACCGCGGCGGATGGCGTACAATCCATACGGACGGAAGGAAGCGGGAAGATTCACTTTTTTGCCAAGCACTTTGAACTCGCTTCCAAAGAAGCAACGCCCTCTGACGAAGCAGTCAAACGGCGTTCAGAACAGTTGACTGAATTGTCGAAGGACCTGACGCCGTTTTCCAAGACCATGCCCGCGAAGCCTACCCCGTCAGAAATGGGGGTACGGAAAGAGAGTCCGACCATGAGACAGGCGACGCTCATGGGCCGCACCGTTTGGACAAATGGGAGCTATATTGAAAACTCAGAACTTGACCCTTACCCGAAGATGCAAGGCCGGACACTGGAAACGGGAGGGCTGGCTAACGGCAATATCATCTGGAATCAAGCGAAAGACTACGATGTCATAGTTGAAGGGCCGTTGGCGCTCCTGACGCGAGACAGAGAAACGATAGAAAAAGAGATATATCTTTTTGACCTCGGTGCGGATCATCCCCTTTTTGTAGCCAAAAGGCTCTATGACCATTTCTACATGAGATACGGAAATCTCATCCTGAAGTGGTCTGGCGACAGCAAAGACAAACTCCCGATGCTGTCCGTTTATGATGGCGATGAAATGGTCGGGGCGATGATGCCGATCGCGGATAACTCCATTGAATCCGTGAAGGCCATCAAGGAAGCCCTGGCATTGAAAAAGGGGAAGCATCCCCTTTTGGAAGGGCGCGGGTCGATACTCCCTTCAGCGAAACCGGCCAAGGCCCTCGACGATATCCTGGCCGATGTTGCCAAGGAGGGGGTCGAGGGTGCAGGAGAAGCCCTGAAAGGTCTCTATGAACTATTCGGCGGGGCATCCCTGAAGTCTTTCCCCGGTGGGTTTGATGAGGACACCTACCTGAAAGCAAAGCCCCACTTCGAGGCGGCTCTGGATCACTTCATTAAGGTGGGGAAGGGCCTCCGGGAATTCGCCGCGTCCATCGTACAGCAATTCGGCGATGCGATCCGACCGTACCTGAAACAATTCATAAAGGATAGGAGGGATGGGGTTACAGAAGAAAATGCCGAAGAAGAGGGCGAAGTAATCAACCTTGACGAGAACACCGGGAATGGGGAGGGGGGAGCCCGGACCCGTCGGAAGTTGACCGATCAGGAGAAGGCTGAGAAAAAGGCCAAGGAAGTAGCCGCCGAAGAGAAAAAGGCTCGGAAGGCCGCGATGGGCGAATTCAAAAACGTCGGCTATGTCTATGATCCGGAGAAACTGAATCAGAAGATAAAGGATAAGCCGCCCAAGTCTGCGGCGAAGATCATTCTCGACGAAATGGTCCCTGGGAAATTATGGGCGATTGATTTCCCCGAAGGGGCGACGCCGGGTGTCGTGCGGGTAAAGGATCAAATACAAAAGCACTTCCTGACGTTCAAGGAATATCTTACCGAAAACCGGGACCGGTTGCGCTATATGTCCGGTAAAACCATAGACGATAAGATCGAGCACTGGCTTAATTTTCGTGAGGGTTCTATCGACAAACTCAAGGAATGGGCGAACGAGTACGGAAAGACCATGCAGCCCGTCATTGATGCCTTTAATGGGCAGGCCAGTATCATAAACGTCATCGGTCGGTTACAGGATACCGTACTGGTTGGAGCCCGACAAGAAGATGGAAGGTTCCCGCCATACACAGAAGTGCAACACAGTTTCGTCGGTCTTATGAGTACCCGTGATTACGTTCAGAGACCCCACAGCCTTTATGCTTTCCTGACCGATTCCTGGCAGCGGTTGCTTGAGGACGAGAACGATATCCTGCTGTCGGAGATCGACATCAACAAGCGCGGGCGCAACAAGATGGTGGTTCGCTCCGGCCTGCCCGATTACCGGGAGGATGTCGAACTGAAAAAGACCGAGGACTTTCAGGCTCCGTTCGGATTCAAGGGTGTCGGCTTCGGAGAAGAGGGGTGGATCAACCAGGAGGAGCGTAACCGCGTCATCCCGGCAGCGTATGATGCCTTCAAGGATCTGGCCGCGACCATCGGCGCACCCGACAACGGCATGAGCTTGGGCGGGGAACTGGCCGTACAGTTTGCCAACCTGGGACACAAGGCGAAGGGCGCGGCGGCGGCATACTTCCCCACTGTCCAAACGATCAATTTCACCCGTGATAATGGCGACGGGACCATGGCCCACGAATGGGGTCATGGATTGCAGGACCTGGCCGCTGATGATGCAAAAACCGAAATAGAAAAAGTTGTCAATACATTCCACCATGTCTATGACTTCGAGGCTGGAACCCGCCTGGTTGACGACCTGCTTGCGAAGGATTCCATGTTTCTCAAACGAATGGTGTCGTCAAAAAAGCAGCAGCGGATCGAGGCAGTAAAGAACGAAGTTACCAGCAGATTTGAGGATACGGTCAGGAAGGACACGGATTATTACAGCACCGCGCAGCAGATGGACCCTGACTATACCGCACGGGCGCAAGAGATGTGGGCAAGGGCGTTCGAGGCATACATCTACGATACATTGCAAGGCAAGAACAACTACCTGGTCAACGATTTCGTCGCCGCCGGCAGGGTAGGCGGCAAGGCCGGCGTCGGGACAAGGCTGGTATATCCCTCGGGGAAGGAACGCGAGACGTTCAATGCGACCATCAAGCATCTCCTGGACGGTCTTGTGTGGGATGAATCCGGGAAGCCGTCCCTCAAGGGTGATTACGTCTCCATTGAAAAAGCCAATGAATTGATGCTTCAGCTCCAGTTGAGATACCTTTTAGAACAGGTAGAGGCTCGATATACCGCGATCTGGGCGTCCGAACCATCCAAGGACGGGTATTTCTGGTATCGTTATGACGATACATCTTTCGGCCCGATGATGCAGCCGGATGGGTATGACGGATATGACAAGGTGCATACGTCGGAAGGACAGAACGGTACGGGCGCGGTTGCCTACTTGACGCAGCTCCATCCCGATGCTATATTAGACTATAAGCTGTCAAATATCCAGTATGAGGGCGAAAACCCGACTTACATCTCCAAGGAAAGGGGTGGTATTGATGTTACACTTCAAGATGATGGCACAGAAGCACTGGAAGAAGTACCTCCCAAGCCTGACGGCAGCCCTGATGAAGAAGGGGACGTTCGATCAGGAGACCGAGGAAGCGGCGACAGCGGCGTGCCGGGAACTTTCGAGCATGGTAAACAGAGGGGCACAACTGGAAGCAGCGAAGGAGATAGTGCTGAAGGAGTACATCCTTCTCCCGCCGGAAACTACCGAATAACCGATCTCACCTTAAACGATCCGAAATCAGTCCCCGTTCGGTTCGGTCTCAATTTATCTGCTGTCAAAGTCCTTAATCTTGTAGAATCCGAGAATCGCATTCCAACGGATGCCGAAAAGGACATCATGGCTCAGTATAGCGGCTGGGGCGGAATGTCTGAGCTGTTTGCCTACGAACCCACTGCTGCATGGGCGGGCAAGGCCGAACTGCTAAAGGCCGAACTCACTGAAAACGAAATTCGGGACGCAGCGTCGTCGTCAACATCTTCCTATTATACCCCCGTTGTCGTAGGTCAATTCATGTGGAAGCTAGCGCAGCGCCTTGGCTTTGAGAAGGGCGTCGTGTTGGACCCTGCCGTCGGTGCCAACGGCCTCTTCCTGGGTACCATTCCGGCGGACCTTTCCCAAGGAACGGCGTTGCAGGGGATCGAAATGGACACCCTGAGCGCCCGCATTGCCTCGAAACTGTATGGGCTTGCATCCATTGAGAACAAAGCATTCCAGGACGTGAAAAAGCCGAATAACCGGTTTGATCTGACCATCACCAATGTCCCGTTCGAGAGAATCACGCCGACTGATCTGAAGCACAACAAGGGCGGGCATACGCTCCACAACTATTTCATCAATAAGATGCTTAACCTGACCGCACCGGGAGCGTTGAGCATGATGATCACCACGTCAAACACGCTTGATACCGTCGGCGCCCACCTGACAGAATATGCGGAGAAGGCTCACTTTGTGGGTGCAATCCGGTTGCCTTCGGGCATTTATAGTGCCACGAAGGTGGCGACCGACATCCTGGTGTTCCGCAAGAAAATCGAGGGCGGAAAGTTCACGGGCATCCCCACCGAGGAATGGACGACCGCGGGAGAGGATGAATCGACTGGGCTGACCATCAATAATTATTTCCTCAAGCACCCGGAGATGGTTGCCGGGAAACTGGAAAAAATCACCGGCAGATACGGCAACGAGGGACTACGGGTAGTCGGTGATGGCGATTTGCAGGCCAACCTGGAGAGGATCGCCGCCGCATTCCCGGACAAGATCGTCGAACGCGAGGCAGTCAGAGAAGCAAAGTCGATTGATGATATTATTTCAGCGCCCGGAACCATCAAAGAGGGTGGCCTTTATATCAATGATAAAGATGAGGTTTGTCTGAAGGAAGATGGCGAGGAGATGAAACTACCTGTCGCGACGGCCAGCGAACAGAAAAAGGCTGCGATTGCCCGCGGGTATGTTCATATTCTGGATCAAGTTAGGACGGTCCTCCGGGCGCAAAAGACCGAGACGGACGATGCGGTCGTCAAGGCAGAACAGACCAAACTCAAAAAGTTTTACGATCAGTTTGTCAAGAAATTCGGCCCGATCAACGATCCAAAGAACCATGATGTGTATGTTGATTATACCGATTCCGCCTGGGTTATCGCGCTGGAAGAGTACGATCCGGATACCGGCAAAGTCACCAAGATCGCGGACATCTTCACCAAAAATATCACCGGCATAGCCTCTCGCCCGGACAGGGCGGACACCGACCATGACGCCCTGGCCATGGCCCTCGACGAATTCGGGTATCCTAATCTCGAATATATGGCAAGGCTGCGAAATTCAGATGTCGCGTCCGTAATGGCAGGGGTCGGCGACAAGATCATTGAGAACCCAGAAACCGGATTCCTTGAGACGATGGACGAGTACCTGTCTGGCAACGTGAAACGGAAGCTGGCCGTCGCAAGTGAAATGGCGCAGTCCAACCCCGAATATGCCCGCAATGTGTCCCTGCTTGAGGCGGCGCAACCGGCGGAGATCCCCCAGCACAGAATTACCGCCCGCATCGGCGCGTCGTGGATCAGCCCCGAGCACCTGGCGGAGTTTGTAAGAGATAAGATGGGACTGAGGCATGGCCTCCACGCGGTCTTTAATTTCAGCCCGGTTAGCAACGAGTGGTCCATGTCGTTTCATGGGGAGGAGCATTACAGGGGGCGCGGCAAGGGAGTTTCGGAAAACAAAGCCGAAGTGCAGCGGCAGATAGCCGCGGCAAAGGGAAGCGTCGAAGCAACGACCCTCTGGGGCACCCAACGCATGGACTTCTTTGAACTCATGAAGTGTGCCCTGCAAGGGAAACGCCCGCAAGTCACAGTTTACGTCGAGGGAAAACAATATCTTGACGAGGTTGCAACCCAAGCTGCCGAAGTAAAACTCCAGGACATCCAGTTGGAATTTGGTCGCTGGTTGTTTGCTGATACATTTCGGTCGGATCAGGCCGTCAAGCGCTTCAACGATCTCATCAATACATCCGTTCCGATGAATGCAGATGGGTCTCATCTTACCTTTCCCGGCAAAAGCATGTGGATGGTGACGCCGAAGGAAAAAGCAACCCTGGGCGTCGGCGACGCGCTGGTGTTTTACCCGCATCAGATGAACGCAGCATGGAAATACTTGAAAAACGGGAACCTGTACCTCGGCCATGAAGTCGGGACAGGTAAAACGGTGACGATGGGCCTGATCGCAATGGAAGCGAAAAGGCTGCGCGGCAAGAAAAAGGTTCTTTACGTCACCCTGAATGATTCAACTATGGGGCAGGCGGTCGCAGAGATCAAGAATCTCTATCCGATGGCAAACATCTTGCCGGTGCGCGTCTCGACCAATGAGCAGCGCAAGCAGCGGTCGCTTCAGAAAATCGCCCTGAACGATTTCGACATAGCGATCATGAGGCAGCAGGACTATGACCGGATCGGCCTGTCGCCGGAATCGGAACGGGTGTTTATCGAAGAGGAGATCCTGGAGCTGCGGGAAATCCTCGAAGAGGCCAAAAGGGATGGGGCGCGGATTCTGGAGCAGGACATTCAGGTCCAGCTTCACGCATTGGAGGAAAAGCTGAAGGCCCCGAGTGTCTATGACGAAGCGAAGAAGAAGAACCTTTTCTTCGACGATCTTGGCATTGATCTCCTGATTGTGGACGAGGCCCATAAATACAAAAACGTCCCGTATGCCACCCGGCTTACCCGCATTACCGGACTCAACCCGGCGGGTAGCCCGACGGCAAAAGACTTCTTCCGCAAGACACAATATCTTAACGCGCAGTTCCCCAAAAAGGACGGGATCGTCCTGGCGTCCGGAACGGCTTTGTCGAACTCCATCGCAGAACTTTACAACATACAGAGGATGCTTCAGCCCCTGGAGGTAAAGCGGCAAGGGGTGTGGTCGTTCGACCGCTGGATTGCCAACCACGGCGATATGGGATCGCAGTTAGAATGGGACGGAGCCCGCGGGCAGTACAAGGTCATCACCACAAACCGCCGGATCGTCAATGCTGGTCGGCTACTGGCTACGGCGTATCAGAATATCGATAGCGTCCGGGCAGACGATACGCCTGTCAAAAGGCCGATTATCCGGGGAGGGGAGCCGCAACGGGTAAAGGTGGCCCCCAACCAATATGTCGAGGATTACAAACGGATCATCCTGGAGCGATGCGCCGGAATAGAAGCGGACCCGAAAAATGCAGAATATGAGGGTGTCCCCGACAACATGCTCCGAATCATCTCCAACATGAGCAAGGTGGCTATCGACCAGCGCCTTGATCACCACTATGCCAACACCGAGATGCAGCAGGATTCAAAGATCGCCACAGCATCTAAAATCATGTATCGGCGATGGAAAGAAGAGGCGGCGCATAAGGGCGTTCAGCTTGTCTTTGCAGACCTGGGTATCCCCGGCAAATACGCAGATAAATTCAAGTATAAGACCGAAGATGAAATTTCCAAATTAAACCCCGAAGATCTGACTCTTTACAATGAAGAAATGTTTGAACACGAAAGCGCGTCTGCCGGGTTTGATACATACGAGGGGTTAAAAAAGGAGCTGGTAAAGTTAGGGATTCCTGAAAATCAGGTTGCATTCATTCACGACGCTGACCATACCAACAAGGAAAAGAAGGCAGCAAACCTTCGCACACTATTCAAGAAAATCAACGCTGGAGATATTCGTGTCCTGATCGGATCTACCAGTAAGGCGGGTACGGGGGTCAACATTCAGGGCCGCGTGTCGGACATCCATCACCTTGATGTGTGGTGGAATTTCTCTGCATGGGAACAGCGCAACGGGCGTGGCATCCGGGCCGGGAATCTGTATGCCAACGAGGGAATGCCGGGAACCTACATCTGGAATTATGTCACCGAAACAACGGTGGATGCTACCCGGTGGGACAAAGTCTTCGCCAAGGGGAAGGTCCTCAATGCCGTTTTGGGTGGAGACATCAACCTTGATGTGATCGAGGACATCAGCGACGAGACCATGAGCGCGAAGATGATGGCGGCTGAAGCATCCGGCGATCCGCTCATGTCTACCCAGGCGACACTTCTCCAGAAGGTGCAGGGGCTTCGGTTCGAGCAGGCCGCTCATCTCGACGTTGTCCGACGGTCGAGAATGGATCTGGCTGCCATTCCCGGTCGGATTGAAGCTATGGAGAAAAGCATAGTCGATTACCAGCACAGCCGTGGCATTATGAGCAAGGTAACGGCGGTGCGGTTTATGGGTGACGACCGGACTCTGGTACTTGAGAAGCACGGGAAGGAGATCGCCGAGGCGCTTGAAAAGGCAGTCATGGCGGACACCGGTTCATGGACGGAGAATAAAAAGGCTACGCTGTTGGTGTTCGGCAGCCACACAGAGACAGAAGTTGTTGAAACAGTAGAGGGAAAGGACGGCGAGCAAAAGGAAAAGAAGACGAAGAAATACGCCTTTGTCCCTCTTCCCGCGAAAGCCGATATCACGGGAAAATCAGCAGACCCCTATGGGCGGCGGCTCTTGATGTCCGGGGATATCATCAGCAGCGACCGGAATTTGGCCGACATAAAGGCTTCTTTGGGGAAAAAAGGAATCGAAGCCACCGTGGATATCAAGGCCAATGTGTCCAGGACGGTTACGGAATTCCTGTCATGGCTGAACAGCAGCGAAAAAAGCGCGAAGGAGAGGATCGAGGAACTCAAAGACAATACACCGAAATTGCGGAAGGTTATCGACACCCCTTGGGTGAAAGTAGACGAGCTTGCGACGAATGACAAAGAGCTGCGTGAAGTAGAGGCGAAAATGGCCGCAAGAGGGATTGCCGCCGGAGATCCCATCGCCGGAATTCCAATAGATAAATACAAGGGTGTTATCCCCGTTCTTGAAGATGTGGCGGACAAAGACGGGTGGTCGTTTCACGATGGGATTGTTTACCCGCACCAGAACACAACAATCGGCGTTCGCGGCAAGCAAGACCTCAGCCGTTTTCTTAAAAGCGGTAAGCTCAAGCCCCACATAGCGTCCAGTTACAGCGCTCCCGACACCCTGAATGCTCTGGACGGAGGCAAACCCCAGTCTCCCGCAACGAAGCCGATAGCCTACACCACGATCAATAACGAAACCCGGCTCTGGGTGCCTGCCGGGGGGTCCTATGTAACCGTTGATCCGGTTGAGTGGAATCTCCTTCAAAGAATAATCGGGAAAGAGGGGACATGGCATTACGAGTCACGAAGCATGGGCGAGAGGTTCCTGGTCCACGTTTCCGAGAAGAGTGAGAGGGACGCATTTATCTTGGCGAAGCAAGCCAGTTATGTACCACAGGGGGTGAGGGATATCGACGACAAGGCCATGAAGGGCGCAGCCCCGCCGGCAGGGAAAGTACAATACTCCGCCGCCCAGGACCAGACCCCAGCGCCGACCCTGGCCGACGTTCAGGAGATCTTCAAAGGGCAGGAGGTTTGGGAAGGTCCTGACGGAACGATATTCATAAAAACCCGTAGCGGTGCCGCTCTTTCCGTTATCGGCGTTGACAATATATCCGTAAGTGAAATCAATTTCCGAATGGGTTATAGCCGAAAAATCGGCTCTGGTGAACGTGTTGTCGGCGGTTATGGAAGGAATGAAGAGGGATGGATGGGGGTTATCAAGCTCATCAAGGATGCAGCAGGAAAGGTCACTCTCGCCCACGAATCCGCTCATTTTATGGAGGATTTTGGTATCATCAACGCCGAGGATGCGTCGATCCTTCGCGGGCATATCAAGGACCTCGTTCGCTCGGGCAAGCGGAAGACCGCCAACGAGGACGACATTGGGGGGGCTGAGGACCGGGCAAACTTCCTGGCCGATGCCTTGACTCAGGCGAAGCCTCCGGGCGGCCTGGTCGGGTTGATCGTCGCCAGGGTTCGGAAATTCCTCGATCGGCTCATGGAGGCGTTCGGTATCAGGACGGCGGGGGCCGTGACGAGGGACGTGAAGAGTGGGCGGATCTTCGAGCGGGAAGGGCAGGGCTCGTCGTTTGCTGATGAGGCTTATTCTTTGGCCCCGGCTACCATAAAGGCGTATGACGAGGCACTTTCCGTCCACGCATACATCTCTCCGCGGGTGAAGCCATCACTCAGCGCCCAAGAAAAGACCATCCGGGACAATGCCTATGGAGTCAAAGGAATGGACCCGGTCGTGTTGGATGGTGTCGCCAAGGAAATGGCGGCACTCATCCCCAAGGAGGCGGGAAAGTCGGCGATACTGGTCCCGATACCCGGACATACCGGGGATACGGCAGCGAACGTCGCCCTCGCGGAACGGATTGCAGCGATCACGGGCAGCAGGGTGGCAGACGTACTCAAGCGGCAGGCTGGACAAAGTCAGCGGGATGCTCGCGTAGCCGGGCGGCGTACCATGAAACCCGTCGAGTTCGGTATGGTCAGTACGGAAACACTCGACGGAGATAACGTCTTTTTCGTTGATAATGTGATTTCTTCGGGAGCAACGATCCGGGCAGCGCGTGATGCGGTAGGCGGCGGCAAGGGGCTGGTCTACGCAAAATCTAATCCGAAAGGTGAAAAGTACACCATTGGAACCATGGACCTGGAATTACCAAAGTGGCTCGGCGACAAGGTCAAGCAGGCGTTGAAGAAGGATGCGGTCGCCTCGATTCTCATCGATGCCGGACCTATCCAGTCCGGTCCGCTCGACGGCGGCTGCAGGGTTCTGGCCAGGGCCTTAAAGAGAATCGAGCCGAGCGGCAAGATAATCACCATCGAAGGGCAGCTCAAAGACGGGACCTGGCAGGCAGAGCACTACGGCTTTGAACTGGACGGAGGGATGATCGACGGTGATGGGTATGCGGCATCTCGCGAGGCATGGGCGAAACGCTTCGCAAAGAACGAGAGTCTCGACAGTCCGTATCGGATTACCGAGGGGGAGGTCCAGAGTGAAGACATTCCGCAGGATGCTCCAACCGAAAAGAAGCTGGCAGCCGCCTTAGAGAAGGAGCTGGCTCCTGACGAAGCATACAGGGAACCCCGCGCGGAGCAAGGAATTGCCGTCTACGAACATCTCCCAGTTTTCGCAATTACGGAAAAGGGGTTGACAAGAAAGCCCCGTAGAGCTCTTAATAATAATCAAGAGGTATCCAATGGACAAGAAGTATCCGGAACCACGTTGGTGCGGGCTGACAATGCCCTTGCCGCCGGACAGGGGACCGATGATAAACGGAAAATACCCGCCCCTGGAGGAAGGGTGCTTCCCTATGTTCCCGAACGGGGTACCCTCCCCACCGTCAAAAGCGAACCCATCGGAACCTGGAAATCCTCCCGCAGAAAAATAACCAGCCTGGAAGACGCCGCCGTTATTGCCCGCGACAACCTGTTCCGTGATGCACAGGAAGTCTTTGTTACAATCGTTACCGACAAATCTGGAAAGATCCTTGCGGTCAACCAACACGCCACCGGAGCCCCTAACCAGAGTCAAGTCTACGCTTATTTTGCTGCCGGACAGATATTGAATATCGAGGGCGCGTCCAAGGTATGGACTGTCCATAATCACCCTTCCGGACAAGCAAAATTGTCCGAGGCCGACCTGAGCGTAAGCTCAAACATAGGCGATCTTATCGCGGACGCCGGGATCGAAAGTATGCCGATCATTGCGATCACGCCGTCCAGATATTCCGATAACATGTGGTCGAGCGAACCCCTTCCACCAAAAGAACCCGCAATTTACAAACTGCCCGTACTTGGGAGAAAATTTGACCAGTCCCCGGAAGGTCTTGAAAGCATAGGAAGCCAGAATGAATTTGAGGAGTTTGGCCGGTTATATATGAAAGAGGGCGGGATGGTTCTGGTTTCCGCTCAGCGTCAGCCCGTTGCTTTAATCGCTATCGATGACTACTCAAAACTCCGCCCCCTTCATACGGAAATCCTTCGTGAAGCGGAAAAGAGAAATGCCGTAGACTTCATGATCTATAGCCCTGAAAAGACATTAACGAAGGCTGATATTGACAATCTGCTTTCCTTCGCGAAAAACACACAGCTTGAGTTCACGACTGTCCGAGACAGGGCTGGAGACCACTACGAAAAGATTAAGGAACTTTGGGGGGCTGTAAGAAATAGTAAGGAGAGAAAGGTTTTTTATTCCGTCCAGAAGGACGCCATCGACAACACTTCCATTTTCCCCGAAGCGAATGAGCGTCTGAATCTTCCTGCTGATGTCATTGAGCTTGCGGAAGCAAGCGGAGTCAATCCGAAGGACATTAAAATTATAAAACTTGAAGACCGAACGGAGTATTTCAGTCGTTACGGCGTCCCGAACTCGATCAACGAAGGGTACGGGTATTTCGGCGGCAGATCCGGAAGTTTGTTCATAGACGACGATACCGGGAAACCGGTGGCATATTTGCCAGCAGCAAAGACAGGAGCAGAGGGAAAACTCCAATACTCCGTCCAGAGGGACACGATCGACAGCTCCTCGATCTTCCCCGACGTCAACGAACGCATAAAGATGGCCAAGGGTGTCAAGTACGCCTCTCTGAAGGACAGGGCGAAGGATGCCCTCGTCACCGGTTGGGAGCATTTCACCCGGCATTTCCAGCACCTTGAACCGGAAACAAACGGCGCGGTCATCGATGTCTTCCGCAAGTTCCAGGATGTTCCCGCGTGGGCGAAGGATGAAACCGTTCGGCAGCTCTCCGGCTTCATCGGAAGGCTCTCTCCCCAGGGCCGGGACGTGTTCATGATGAACATTCTTTTACCGGACATGATCCGGGACATCGAAGATGGCACCCTGGTCGTTGAAGATGAGGTCGGACTTCCGTTCGGTTACAAAAACAGGGATCAGGTACAGCAGGATTACGACCACTTCCGGGCCATCGCCGAGGGGAGTACCGCGATAATGGAAGCCCTCGACAGGCGGAACACCTTCATGGCCTCGTTGACGGACCAACTCATCCAGCACAAGCTCCTGAAAAAGGAGGTCGCCAACGACCCGACAGCCTACTTCCATCACCAGGTCCTCGCCTACATGAATTACAAGGAGAACCCGAATTGGGGGATGTCTTCACAGGACGTTCGTACCCACCGAAAGGGCTGGCAGGTCGGGCGGAAGGGCTCCCAACTTGATTACAACACCGAGTATGTCGAATCCGAGTTCGAGATTATTTCCCAGGCATTGACTCAGATCGAGACGGTCAAGTCTCTGAAAGAGATCGAGCGCCTGGCTGACATCAAGCCGGAACTGGAGGCCGAGGCCAAGGACCAGAATATGGCGACCTTCAGGCGAAAGGCTTTCACGAACCCCTTGGATGACCCGCTTCTGCCTTACCGGGTGAAGATTGCGATGGGATTCCAGAAACTCGCGAAACTGTTCACGACCGAGAACGACATGGGCTCCCTGCCGATGGAGTTTGACGATGTCATCGAGCACATCGTTGACCAGGAGGAGCAACGCCGGGCGGCCAAAGAGGACGAGATCGAGTTCGACCCCGTGCCTCACCCCCGGATGTTCGCCCTGCTAAACTACCTGATCAACCACGAGGGGCCGGGATCTATGCCGGCGGCCATGATTTTCAAGGCGATCGCAGCGAGGAACGCCTTCATTAAGCAGGTCGTCGGCAAGGATTGGGTAACTTACCGCGACCTAATCCCCGAGGGGTACGTTGCCCATAAACCGGAAACCGGGAGCACGTTTTATTTCACAAACAGCATTGCAGACCAGGCGCTCGCCCAGGTATTGGCCGGGCACAAGAATCTCCCGGACGCCGTGCGGCAAGTCATGGCGCGGGGCCGGGATGAAGAGTGGGTCGTGAAGGAGGGGATCTCCAAGACCCTGAACGAATTCCGGCCGGCCATGTCGGACTCGCTCCCGGCGAAGATGTCGAAAAGTATGCTGACGGCCTGGAAACAGTGGATTCTTATGAACCCTTTCCGGGTCATCAAATACAACATCAACAATATGTCGGGCGACCTCGACATCGCCCTCGCCTACGACCCGAAGATCATCACGGATTATTTCACACAAGCCTTCAAGGACCTATGGGCGGCATCCAGGGGGAACGCATCCGAGACCCTGATGGACGAATTGTCCGGGCTGACTAAGCGCGGCGTTGTCGGGTCCGGCATGACGGCGATGGATATCCCCGAACTGGGAGATGTCAAATCTGTCAAGGGCCTCGTGGACTTCTTCGACGGCAAGAGCAAGAACGCCCTGTCCCGTTGGTGGACGATGAGCAAGAAACTCTCGACCTTACGGGAAAACATCCTGCGGCTGGCGGCGAATCGGTATTTCCTGGACCGACTGGCGAAAGGAGATATCGTCTATGGAGCCTCGCGCAAGGAAGAGGTTGACGCCATTGAAAACCGAGACGACAAGGCCGCAAAGCTGGCGCGAGAACTGATCGGCGACTACGGCAATATCAGCCATGCCGGACAGTATATCCGGGAGCGGATGATCCCCTTCTACTCTTGGCTTGAGATAAACGCGCCCCGGTACGTCCGGTTATTCAGAAACCTGAAGGATGAAGGCGGCGGTGGTATCGGCGCCATGGGCGGCGTCCTGGCCTGGAAGACGACAAAACTTGCCGTCAAAGCCTCCGCCCTCATGGGGCTGGTCATGTTGTGGAACGCGGCGTTCTTCCCCGATGAAGAGGATGAGCTGCAAGAGGCCGGGCGAGAACAGCTTCACATGATCCTGGGGCGCCGGGCTGACGGCTCCATCATCACCCTCAGATTCCAGGGCGCCCTATCGGATGCCCTCTCGTGGTTCGGGATGGGCAACCCCGTTGAGCAGGCCAAGAAGGTTGTCAGCGGGACAAAGGGCGCCGGCGACCTGGCGAAGGAAGTAGTCAAAGCCGCGCCTCTAAAGCTCTTCCAGGGATTCAGGCCGGAGCCGAAGCTGCTATATGAGACCCTGTCCGGGCAGAGTTTCTTCCCGGATCCGATGCACCCGCGACCGATCCGCGACACGACGGAGCATATCCTCCGGACGTTCTCCCTGGACCGGATCTACAATCAGGCGTCGGGGAAGCCAAAGCAGGGCGGCACCTGGGCGACCCAGATGTACCGGGACATCCAAAGTCTGGCCCTCACCGAGGCAGATCCGGGCGAACAGGCATACTACACCAGCCGGAAATATATCTTTGACTGGCTGGATAAGCAGGGGAAGGAAAAGCCCGCGGCCATGCCGACAAACAGGAGCAATTCCCTCTACTATTACAAGCAGGCGTTGAAATTCGGTGATTTTGACGCAGCGGAGAAGTATCTCAAGAAGTACCAAGACATGGGCGGGAAGTTGCACGATGTCATGGGGAGCATCAGGCGGGTTCACCCGCTGGCGTCTTTGAGGCTGGCCGACCGGTACAAGTTCAAAGTGTCCCTGTCACCAGAGCAGCAGGAGACGCTATCCGTGGCGACCGCATGGTACAAAAAGCATTATGTCGATACTTACCAGGAACAAAGAAAAAGGGGGATGTGATGGCGGCGATTAGAATGAGGATACTAAGCGGATTAGTTCTTTGCACCACAGTGCTTGTCTGGGCGGTCATTGCTTTAGCCGCCGTGACTCAGGCGTCATCCGATTCCGTGCCGTCATGGTATGAGCATGTCGATTTGATGCAAGCCGTCATCGCCGGACTTTTTCTACTGACCCTATGGTTACTGGTACGCACCCTGACAAAGATCGACACGAATCAAAGCCTGCTGTTCAAAAAAGTGGATGAACTCTGTAAGGATTTTTACACCTTACAGGGGGAGCATCAAGCCTTGAATAATAAATGTCATCAATAAGGAGGGTGTATGACGACTTTTTTTGGAAAGGTCAAGCGGATCAGGACAGAGCTGACCTTGCTTTTGGTGCTGGCAATCGCGATTGCGTTCATCCCCCCCGAGGCCCGGCTGGGGCTCTTGGGGCTCTTCATAACGAAGGGGATGTTTGTGACGATGGGCGTTCTTTATGCTCATGCCTCCCGGAAGTTCCTGTTCCCCTATCTCGACATGGAGGACCTCATCACAGAACATCACTGGGGGGGCGTGGCGTTCTTGACTGCCTATTACGGGGTGGTGATATGGGCGTTCGCTGTTGGTGGCTGATCCTTCTCCTTGTCGCCGTACCTGCGCACGCCCTTGATCGGTGCGAGGCGCACGTCAAGGATGTCCGGGTCGAGCACACGAAGTATTTCGGGATTCAGTTCCCTTACTGGTACGGCATCGCGCAGCTCAAGACGGAGTCGGCATGTCGGACAAACATCACCGCGTTCGATGCGGGGCAAGGGATCGCTCAGTTTATGCCGAAGACATCTCAGTACATCCAGTCCCTTATGGGAGAGGCCCTGGACCCCTATAGCCCGCGCCAGGCGATCCGGATGCAGGCGTTCTACATGAACCGGATTCACCGTCTGGAGAACTGGACGGACCGGCTCTGGATCTCGTACCAGATTTACAACGGGGGAAGGGGGACCCTCTACAAAGAGTACCAGCGGGCCGGGCTGGCGGATTGGGAGCTGATGAAGCTGTCATGCCAACGGAAGAAGACCCAGATGAAATGGGGCGTACTTGACCTTTGCGAAGTGAACTATGACTACAGCAAGAAGGTCGAAAAATACGGGAATCAATATCGAAGAGGTTCAGACGGAATGAGGTACTGGCAATGAAAAGTCGAATCCTTGTCATTGCGCTGGCGGTCGTTACTCTCATCGCACTTGTCTCTGCGGTCGTGGCGTGGTACCGGTTGCAGCACCAAGTGCCTGTAAGCCGGACGGAGTTCATCAAGGTTCCTGAAGTCAAAACTGTTACGAAAATTAAGCGGGTCGAGGTTCCCGGTCCTACGAAAATCGTGACGGTGGAAAAAGAAGTGGTCGTTGAAAAATTGAAACTCCCCGATTGGGTTAAGACCGACGAGAACAAACAGGTCGTAGCGACCGCGGAGATACAGCCCTATGAAGGGAAGACTGACGCCGTGGCGATACTCGACACAAAAACAGGCGAAAGCGTGATCGTGGCAAAGCAAATCCCTCTGCCCCTATTCGGCTTCGAGAATAGCAAGGAGATCGGCCTCCGGGCCGGGGTAACCATCAAAGGGGAGGCGGAAACAGGGATTTATGGACGTTGGTCTTTTTTGCGCGTGGGGAACCTTCATGTAGGCGCATACGGTGAAGCTAATAGCCGGGGAGATGCCAAGGCGCAACTTGAGATAGGGTACAGGTTCTGATATGGCCAATGTGCTCGCCGGTGGGGTAGGGGCCGTTCTGGCGGTCGTGGCGATCCTTTTGCTATGAGCCGTATCGTTGAAAAGATTGTTACGGCTGATGCTTGTGGAAGAAAATACCTGCCACGCTGAGGACCATTTTAAAGCTGCGAAAGCGAATGGTAGATGGTCACGCGCACCACGGCGGGTTTTTGGTTCATCCGGTTCTTGCGTACTTCTCTCTCGTTCACCTTATCAACGCCCTTGACTGTACCGAGAGATTACCCATTATTTATCGTAGTCAACGACTGAGGCCGATGCGTTTTTGTACCAGCTTTCTTTCTGAAATGAGCGAGCGTGATCAAGAGGGAAATGAAATGTGCCGGCAATTGTCATCATCGACATCCTATGCAGCGGTGGGTAAGTAGACTCATAAAATGATATTTTAAGAAAATTGACTTTTTCTTAAAAATATCGTTTTGAAGGTGTCGATTGTTACGTTAGCAGGAAGGCAGTTGGATTCCGCACGAACAGAAAATATATTGTCAAGCCCTCGCATGTTACAACCCGTAATAAACAGGTGTGATCAATGAAAAAATGAAATGTGCTGGACATTGGCTTCACCTACAACTGCGCAACATCAGTCATTCCTTAAAACTGAGGATTGCGGATAGAAACAAAGCAACGATGCATGTCTTGCGATCTGTCAAGCGTCACCCGGACGTGTTTCGGTGCTCTTGTCTACCGATGCACCTTGATCCATACCCGCAAACCGAAGAAACCAATCGGCCAACTTTTCCATAGTCCTATGCTCCAATCTGTCAAGTATGGACGTCAGGGTCACGCCCCACGTGAGGTTGGCGAATGATAGAAGTAGCAAGAGCAGCAGGATACTGGAGAGTGAATACCTTCCCCAAGCTGTCATTGGCCGTGGCAGTGCCCATGGGAATGTGTAGCCGATGCTCACGATAATTGCCATGGCACCGACGACAAGTACTGCACGTCGAACTTGTCTTGCCAAGTTGGCTGCTTTGCAACGTAGATTCACGCGACGAACAATATTATCCTCTTCATACTTCTGGATCTTGCTTTCAGAAACACGCCGCCTCTCCTGTTCTCTAATCACGGTATCTTTGAGGTCGGCACGAAGCATTTCCGTAGCTATTTTGAGCACTTCTTGAACAGTGCCTTCTGAGAAAGCAGTTTCGTCACCCCGCGTAAGGTCCATAAGGGCACTCTTCGCTGCTAAAGAATGCCTAAGAATGTAGTATTCATCAGCCGAAATTATGTCTTTGTCCTGCAATCGTGCTACTTCAGCGAGATACTTCTTCCATAGGTAGTCCGGCGGTTGCATGGCCGCAAATACTTGCGCAAGGAGCTGTTTGCGCGGAAGATCGGGTGCCTTTGTTGGATTCTTGAGCCACAATAGATTCCCTAAAGCATAATCAGTCATGCACAGTGCGACGACACCCGGTGACGCCTCGTGCTGAAAAAACTGCCTCGTCACTCTTGCCAAGGGAGAATTACTTGTGACAAAGAGCGCCCATGACAACTCCGGCGAGAAAGACTCCCTGCCTCTGCGCAGTCTGGCAATTGCGGAAATGGAGTCGACATCGTTTACACGGGCCTTGGGACTGATATAGTGAATCTCAGCGTCGATGGCCTTTTCAAACCCTTTTTCATCCACCAGGAAAATGGCTTCGTATGGAGGCTTCTCATCAACAGTGATTTCCAAGGAACGTAACTTTTCGTTCAGGCGGGCGATCATCAATTCAACATCTGATGCCGTCCGTCCGGTTTCGATGAAATACTCCATGCTCGGCCCAAACGAGTCGCGGAAGCGACCATAGCGGAGACGTTCTGCACAAGCGTCAAGAATCCCGCGGAGTTCGTTTATCGTGTGCTGAAAACAATAAAGTTCGGCTCCATGTTCTTTTAACAGACTGATGAGCTCAAGACTGGGGGCCGCACATATGGGTCCTGCGTAGCCCGCAGCGAAGACTATGATTTTTGTATCGAGGTAAACTCGCGTGTTTTTGAAGCGTTGTTGCACCCTACCTGGATCTGGCAAGTAGAGAGCGTTTGTAAGCAAGTTACCCTGAACAAGGGCGACGATGTCCTCAAAAACCTGTCTGTCCTTCGACTGCGCTTCCGCGATGAACGAGCCTACGATGAACCCGCGCCCTGACCGGTCATATGTACCTGAAAAACTGCTTCTCTCAGCGAACGTGAAGAGCAAGGACAATGAGTTGTCACGAAGGAAGCTATGCAAAGCAGCACCGGCGTCTTCCTCCGTCCAATCGACTGAGTGTGCACTTTTCGAATATTCCGAAAGTTTCCTCAAGATGATATCGTGAATCGCTTCGACCTTCAATTGTCTTTCGCGGAATCCAGTTTCGGAACACTTCGCGGCGATGCGATAGAAAACGCCATACTCTCTTCGTAGATAGCCACGTTTTGTGGCGCGCACAAGGATCATTTTAAGTGGGTTGAATGGAATGTCCAGGCCAAACTCTGTTTTGAGCTGCATCTGGAGAGATGGGAGAGAAACGGCATCGTCTGCGGATTTCCGAACGCACTCAATAGCGAAGGGAACAAAACTTTCGACATAGTCCTTGCCGCAAACATCCCAGTTTACTTTTAGAATCGCGAGACTCACCAGACTTGATTCATGCATGACGACTCCCCTGCTGTGGCACCGGATAATTTGTAATAAAAAACCCGTTCTTAAAAAACGGGGCATCTGTAAGCCAATATATATTTCCCTCCAGCATTACTATACGGGATGGAACTAAACACAGATTTCCATATCTTAGTTCATAGATATCACGATTTTCATTTCAAATCTACTATATGATGAAAAATTATATGCCGCGGGACTTCAGGAAGTTACAAATACCCACGCTTATCCGAAAAAGCGCCATCCAAAAAATGCATGTTACGAATGGAAATACTCGGAATATCCCCACAAGTCAATTGAATATTTTTATTTTTAACGGAATGTCCCATTTTAAGGTAGTGTCTTTTTATAAATATTTTAGGAGTCCAAATGCACCTAATGATAAAATTGATAGCCAAACAAATATTGAGAAAAGGGTCCAAAAAATATTCTGATGCCAGGGGGATTTTACAAAAGTTGGGAGATCGTCTATCCGTTTTCCAGTCTCAACCCATTCTTTTATATCGGCCACGGCTTGAGAATGTCCTCTTGATTCACCAAGGAGAAGCCATAGACCTATTAGTATCGATAAAGTCATCAATGATATTGAAATCAAAAGAAGGATGCTCAGTAACTTTTCGCAGGGTAGGGGCTTGTCTTGTAATCCAATCAGAAGGACTAAAGATGGTGTCAAAATAGTTATCGCAACACGAACCCACTCAAGCCTTTTCTGGTAACCACCAATACGGTGATCTTGAATAAGCGGGAGAGCTTTTATTTTTTCTTCTTTGTGGTTCATAATTTGGAGCGTTACTTTATAAGGGAAACGTAGAAATATTCAAGGAAAAAGAAAGGCGGGGAAACGTCCCCGCCTTTTGTGTGCTTAAAGGAAGGGTTAGGATAATATTACTCAGGCTGGAATCCCATTATTGGGGTTAGGAATTTTATATGTACCTTTCCGTAAATTAGCCGCTTGCCTTGTTGACGAAATAGACTGAAACGCTTTTAACAAACATAAAGCCGCCGGAAGTAACGCCCACCATGCCCATAAATAGCCAACCCCAACGGAAATAATTATCCAGAGCCAAAATCCATTCGCGTGTCTGTGTGCGGCGGCATCAAAATCTCTTGCGGTAGCGGTCCGCGCATTAAGCATTCTCTACCCCCTTTTGCAAAGTGTGTGCTGATTATTCGTCGTGCTCCTCCATAAATGGCATTTTTGTTAATCCACATCAGGATCATCAATATCAAGCGGAACCGTTTTCCCATAACGAGGCAAGGCCCTCTCGATAGCACGTTTGAATTGTCCCCAATTGGTTGTTGCCTTCATCAATGCGATTACAGCCGCCAAATGCTCTCTCAGGCGAGGATGACCAACATCTTCGGTTAGTCTTTGAAAATAGCGGTGCCTCCGCCTCCCTTTATCGTCCTTTGGGGTTATCCGCTTAAGTTCATCAAGTACGCCTGGGGCGATCCGTTCATAAACCAAATCGTTTGTTAATGTTCCGATATATTGCGGCCGTTTTACGGAAAATGGTTGATATTGCCAACCTTTTAATCTAAACAGGCGCTCATAAAACTCGTCCGGGAATGTCTTAGCCCATTTTCGCAGTTCTTTTGCGATAAACTTTTCAAGGATTTCTTCTAATGCTTGCCGTGAACGTATTTCCTGATAACCCGTTGCTTCATCAACGAGCGCAATGATCCCAACCCGAGCAAATCCCCTCAGCAATATTTCACACTGATCAGCAATATGCGTTTGCTGATAATTTAGCTTTCCCTTCTTTCTTGCAGTTAGCACGGCATCACAAAGGTCAGCCAAAACAGTGGCCTCATATCCATAAGCCACATTACCGCCGGCAATTTGAAACTTAATGGGGTTAGTGATCACATCTATTAACTCACCGGAAGCAAAAGGTTTAATTGATTTTGTTGATATGAATTTAGCCAAACGATCACCACCCCCTCTTCCCGCCGTTCCTTGTTTCATGTCGAGTGCTGTCATCATACCCCGTTGAACAAGCACCCTTTTTTCATCCTCCAAAACATAACAGGGTATCTCAATGTTGCCAAAGCGAAGGGGTCTATCTGGAGAACCACAGATACTTTTGGGAATGTCTTTTGTCATTGAATCACCTCCACAGCTCTTCGTAAGGTTAATCCAAACAGATCGTCAGTCTTCCGGTAATTGTGGCGGTAGCAGAATTCATCGATATACTTCGGAAGGTAACGCAAGCTGACTTTGTGATATTGGCCGACGATCCCCCGTTTCAATAACGCCCAAAACGATTCAATATTGTTGGTGTGCTTGTTTCCATCAACATACCATAAGGTATGATTGGTTACTTGGTGAGCAACGATCTTCTGTATCCCTAAATAGCCCTTGTATTCATCCGTGATAAGTGTTGCGTTTACCGTATCGATATGGTTACGGACAAGGGCCTTAAGATTCTTGCCGTTTAGCTTTTCCTTCTTCATAACCTTTGCCCGTACCGATCCGTTACGTTCAATCATTCCAACAACCGGAGTCTTTTTAGTTCCCCGGCCTCGTTTAAGAGGTTCGCCATTCCCACCGCCCTTGCGCGGTTTACCTCCAATATAGGTTTCGTCCATTTCAACGATACCCGTTAATAATGCCCTTTGGTGCTGTTGTGTCATGGCTTGCCGTACCTTCATGCCCATGCGCCATGCCGTGTCTTTGTTTACTTGAAGATCACGGCCAAGTTGACGCGCGGAAATCCCCTTCTTTGCATTCAGCACTAAAGAGATAGCGAGAAACCATTTCTGTAAAGGTAAGTGGGTATGGTGAAAGATGGTGCCTACTGTAACGCTAAAGGTCGTGTTACAGTTATTGCAATGATAGCGCATTTCTTGCGTCATCGGTGTTTGATTATCCGATCCGCAGTAGGTACATTTTGGAGTGCCAGACCATCTAACGCCCTCTAAATGATTGATGCAATCTTTTTCTGTGGGGAATTTCTCGTAAACTTCGATGATGTTCATGGTCGCTACCTCCTGTTGGGACACACGGTAGCACTATGTTTCGTGGATGTCAAGAGAATTCTTCTACCTTATTCTGGGACATTCCGATTTTTAATATCGGTCCACAACCCGGACAATTTATTATCTCGCGGGCCAGAACTTCCTGGTTTCCTTTTTTGTTTATTTTTTCTTCACCGAACGGTCGGGCTTAGTTTTCTTGGTCTTTTTCTGATCCCTCAGCAATCGGGAAATGTCTTTCTGCCGGTTAGTGGTCCGTGCCTTGGCCATGAAAATTTCCTTTCTGGAGACTGAGTTACCGAAAAATATTAATCTGTGGAAAATATATTTAAGAATACACGTATTCTTAAATATAATCGTCTTTCATGGACATTTGATTCTGTGCGTTACACCTACGAAGGCGGAGAAGCAACTATCTGCTGAGAGTTGAAGATTGCCATAAGAAACCCCGCAGACAAGTCCGGCTTGGTGGATCCGTCTAATGGTCGTGTTCTATTACATCTATATTGTCCAAGTATCGCTCATCAGCTTATTTTCCCAAGCCGATTTGTTTTCCAGATCGGGTACGGCAAGCATCAACAGTTTTCGAGGCCGGGTGATTCCAACATAGACGATCCTCAATTCCTCGCTGTCCTGAATGCTAACCTTTTGTTTCAGCAATGTATTATAAGACGGCCCCAAACCTTTCGTTCTTAATATCACCAGAACAGCCTCGAAAGTTTCGCCTTTGACGGAGTGAATGGTACCTAATCGATATTCTGTTGTCTGCTTTTTGTCCCTCCCAAAAAGATCATGAAGAAGAAGATGACCGTGACTGACTTTTACCTTGAATTCAATTTCGATATGCTCCCGTCCTAAGCCTTCGTTGGCAGTTTCTACCCAAACCCCGATAGAACGATCTGTCTTTGGCAAAATACTCATAAGCTGAAATACGTATTTCCGAACTTCAATGAAGCCATGCTTCTGAACAAAGCTTTCGACATCCTCGGCCGAACAATACTGAGAGTTGTTGGTTCTCTTGATAACCGCTTTTAAGACCAAATGAAAGCCATGCTTGAAGTCACCGTTGTCAAATAGATGTTTTCCCTTTGCAAAGTCTTTGCAAAAAGGATCACTATCATGCCACGGATATTCATTTGCCGCAATCGCCTTGATTCCAGTTATCGCATCGAAAATGCTATTGCTTCTGTAAATAATTGCAACATTCTCCGGAACCATTTCTATCTCGTATTTAGCACAACGTGATTTAAAATCCTCGATTAGCTTAGGCATGTTGGTCGGGTCATAGATCGTCACTATAGGCGTACAATCACAATCCCTGACGTCATCATCGATAGCAATCGACGTCTCACCTAACGAGGAAAGTCTACATGTGCAGTTGCATATATTTTGCGAGCTACGCCTGTTTTCGTTCAGAATGATAGAATTGTCTGACCATTGTTCTGTTTTTTTGATAAACAGATGCGGTCTAGCATTATTCCACTCAAAAATAGCTTGGTCCGGATCGCCAACCAACATGACCTCGTTCAAGCCATTGGCAATGAGTTGATTGATTATTCTCATCTGAATTTCTGAGGTATCTTGTGCCTCATCCACGATCAGCATAGGGAACCGGAGAGCGAGTGCTCTTGACACTTGGGGATATTTTTCAAGGATTTGCATAGCAAAATAATTCGCGTCTTCTTGATTCGCATAACCTGCTTTTATCAGCCTATTCTTTGCATCCAAAATAGACTGATTGCTCTGCCAGTTCTTTGGCATGATATGTATCTTCATAGCGTAAGGCTCTCCACTCGCAGAAAAGCTTATGCTGTCAAAGAACTTTTCAGAGAAGTATCTGCCTGTCCATGCTCCATGTGGTTCGCCTACAAGCACTGGCCTTGATTTACATTTCATTACGAGGTGACCGAATGGAAGGAAGATGAATCGGTTTATAAAGCTATCGATAGTCCCAAGAAAATGTGGGTGAGAAATGGGTGCCTCGATATCAGAGTGCTTAACGATTTGATTCTCTATTGTTTGCCATGCAATATTTGTAAAGGAGATCGTCGCTATCCCTTGATGCTCCAATCTCCAGTTGGAAATATTGTGAGCCAATCGGGCGGCAACTGAGTATGTTTTGCCGCTACCAGGACAGGCCCGTACTACGAATTTGCCTTTCTTCTCAAAAACGATTTGTCTTTGGATTTTAGAAAGCGTTTCAAACAAGGATCATTCACCCTTCGACACCCACTTGATTGCCGCCTTGATATATTCTGGTACTGTAAAGCTCTTGCGCACCTCGGCATCTTCTGCCAATTTTACAGCAAGGTTATGTGACAGTTCTGACTTTGCCTTATTTGCTGTTAGCTTTTCAAGAAAACTATCTACCTGTTCTTCAATCAAAGCATCAGAATCAATCTTTTTCGCTGCAATTGGGTGCATCTCTTGAAATATTTTCAGAAGTGTCTTGCTGTTTGTCCCTGCTTTAAAAAGCTCATATTCGAAGGTCTTCTCCGCCAGATATACCTTAAGCAAACCCTTTTCGAGGCCCGTGGCCTTGTTTGCTCGCGAAGAAATCTCTTCATTGCCAGTGCGATCATCGTCAGTCAATATTGCGCATCTACAGGATAGGCGGTTAGAAGGGTTATCTGAATTGAACAACTTACCGAAATGTTCGAAGGCAACTCCATTGAGATTAACTATTTCAACCCCTTTCTTTTCAATATCGTATTCGTCACCCATAATTTGCGAAAAAACAGGGAGCAGCAATGCTTCGGATATACCTTCAACTAAAATCACTCCGTTCGAAAAGAATAGCTGACTTTTTGTCACGTCTAAAAACTTCCCCAAGTACTTCTTGTTGGGTTCGCCTAAGTCGGATTTTTTTATGGATAATGAAGTTATCTCGCCGTCTTGTTCTTGTAGAACAACCAGAGAATCCAAAGCGGCCTTGGCTGTTATCGTTGGAGAATGTGATGTCACGAATATTTGAAAGCCTATTTTATTCAGCTTGTTGAGGTAGTTAAAGAATATGGTCTGGAGTTGAGGATGCAGGTGAGCTTCCGGTTCTTCTATCAACAAGGACACGTAGGCATCGCCGTCAAGTTCCTTCCTGCGTTTTAAATCTCCGAGAACTGTCGCGATATATATTAGGTTATTGTATCCGAGTCCATTCTGATAGAGCTCGAAATACTTTTGGCTTTCTTTATTGTCCAGAGTAGTGTCGCTGTATACCGGTGTCTGGATTCTAAGGTTGTCGACAATCCTCCGAAACTCGAAGGGTAAGAAATCAATTTCGACCGTCTGCTCTTTGCCGCGTATCGTCGTTTCCTTCAAATGCTCATTAACTTTCTCCTTCCCTTTTTTAATAAGCTCGATCCAATCCTTGTCCTCCCCCAAGGTTGACCTGACCCTCTTTGCAAGGGTATCCTGCTCTTTATCATCCGTAACGATTTGGGCATACAGTTCGCCAAGCCTATTTCCCTTTACAGGTCGCAGGTGTTGCACCGCATCCCTTAGTGCGTCTAAATAGACGAAATATATCAGGTCAAGAACATCAGGTGTAATGGATTGACCTTCTTTATCTCCACCCCATACCTTGTATTTGAGTCTTCTAGTTCCTTTACGTTCCTCTATGAAATATCGAAAATGGAGTTGAAGCTCCTTCTTCCCTTTATCATCCACGACGCTCAGTAGTTCGTTATAAATTCCGGCCTCTTCTTCTCTCTGTACTTCAAAATACAAATGAAATTCTATGTCTCCTATTTTGGCATTCGGATCATTTTTATCAATATGAAAATCGCCCAGAGAAACATAGATATCCCTCCACTGTTTCCCATAGCTCAAACTAATCCGCAGAGCATCTAATAACGCGGTTTTGCCCGAATTGTTTTCTCCAATCAGGATGTTTACGCCTTCGTTCAGATCAATAGTTGCGTCTTTTATACATCTGAAATTCTTTACCCAGAGCTTCTTGAGATACATAATGGAACCCCCTTGATTTCAGTTAATTATCGATTACCACCGATACTTCTGTATTTCAAAAAATATTTTGAAATGCACATTTTAGGAAGAATTCTGTTAATCGGTTATTTAAGAAAATATGCATTTTCTTAAATATATTCCAGTTAACGTTACCGTATCTAAATCTGCTGCGCAATCTCCTTGAAACTCGCTACAGCTGCTTCAAGGTTTTCGATGATATCGTTTGCCAGTTCATCCGGATTCGGTAGATTATCCAGATCAGCCAAGCTTTTATCTCTCAGCCAGAAAATATCCAGGCTAGTCTTATCGCGGTTAATGATCTCGCCATAGGTAAACGTACGCCAGCGGCCTTCAGGGTTTGTTTCGGAATGCCATGTTTCTTTTCGGGTATGGCGGTTTTCAGGCTGGTAACATTGGATAAAATCTCTTAAATCCTCAAGTTTCAAGGGATTCTTTTTCAAGGTGTGGTGGATGTTGGTTCGGTAATCGTAATACCAGATTTCCTTTGTCCAGGGCTCCTTTGCGGCGGGTTTGGCATCGAAGAACAGGACATTGGCCTTGACCCCTTGAGCATAAAAAATACCTGTCGGTAATCGCAAAATTGTATGGAGGTCCACAGTTTCCAGAAGTTTTTTCCTTACTGTTTCGCCGGCACCACCTTCAAACAGTACATTGTCCGGGACGATCACGGCGGCCTTGCCCGTTGTTTTAAGCAGAGTACAGATATGCTGGACAAAGTTAAGTTGCTTGTTGCTCGTCGTTGCCCAGAAGTCCTGCCGGTTGTAAGTGAGGTCTTCTTTCTCCTGCTCTCCTTCCTCATTGGTGAAGGTCATGCTGCTTTTCTTCCCGAAAGGCGGATTGGTGAGGACATAATCGACACGCAGGCCAGAATCGGCAACAAGGGAATCAGTCGGCGAGATCAAGGTTTCCGAGCTAATGTCTCCGATGTTGTGGAGAAACATATTCATCAGAGCCAGCCTACGAGCGCCTGCCACGATCTCATTGCCGTAAAAGGTCTTGTATTTCAGGAATTCTTTCTCTTCTTTGTTGAGCCCGTAATGATCCACGATATAATCGTAAGAGGCTAGAAAGAATCCACCGGTGCCACAGGCCGGATCATCGATCGTTTTCAGGGGTTCGGGCCGGAGGCATTCGACCATGGCCTTGATCAGGGGCCTAAGCGTGAAGTATTGTCCGGCCCCGCTTTTTGTATCTTCAGCGTTTTTTTCCAGGAGACCTTCGTAAATCTTTCCCTTGACGTCAGCCCCCATGGTGCTCCACTGCTCTTTGTCGATCATGTCGATGAGCCGGGACAGCTTGGCCGGGTCTTGGATCTTGTTCTGGGATTTCGTGAAGATCTGTCCGAGGATGCCTTTCTGCTTCCCCAACTCACGAAGGAGGGTACTGTAATGCAGTTCCAGTTCTGCACCCCTTCTTGATGTTAGACTTTCCCAGTCGTAAACCTTTGGCATCAGCAAAGGACGGTTATAGGGCGGCCGGGAAAACTCATCGGCCAGCTTCAGAAAGAGGAGATAGGTAAGCTGTTCCAGGTAGTCACCGTATCCGACACCGTCATCACGCAGTGTATTGCAGAAACTCCAGACCTTGGAAATGATACTCGATGTATTGTCGTTCATTGGGTTGCCTTCTTTTTACGTGTTTTCTTTACTGGTGTTTGCGCGGATCTTTCTGTCTTGATACGTTCCAGGAGCTTTGACGCCGGTTCGTCCGTTGGGTCTTGAGGGACCAGCTTGCCTTCAAATGTTTTCTTCAGAATACTTTGCCGCAGGGCTTCAGCCTGCTGGAGGCTGAGGGTGATGGTTTCTTCGACCTTGTCGGCGACGGACAGGCGGGATTCGATTTGTTGGATTATAATGTTCTGCTCATCAATACATAAGAATGGAAATGGCAGCGCCTTTATCATCCCCATGTTCAATATATCCATGGTTGTTCCTTGGCTTTCAGTGCTATATTTCCTTTTCAAAAAACTACTTTCAAAATAAAACTTAAAAAACTTCTCTAAATACAATTTGGTATCAAGTGTTATTTTTATAAGACGTGGATTAATAATACCTGGTTGGGCATCTTCAGGCAGAATTAAAACTTTGCCGATTGTCCCAACTAAGCTGATGAGAATGTCTCCGGGTCTTGCTTCGTTGGAAATTAGCGTTTTATACTTTTCCTCTGAAATGAAGTAATTCCCATAATATGGATCTTCGGCGATAACCTGTTCTTGACCATAGATTTTGTAACCTTTTTCAACATAATATTCTTTCTTAAGCGAAGACCCGAAAGGTCCTGCTTTAATCGCATTCGGTTCATTTTTCGATAAGATTTCTATCTTCACCCAACCCCACCCGTTTGGCAATACTGGTAGTTCGGCGATTTCCTCTTTAGTCAGAGGTATATAGGGCTTCAGCTTTTTGCCTGTCGCTTTTGCCTGCTTTTCCCGCTCGGCCTTGATCTTCTCCAGGAGCTGCGAAGCAGTGGGCAGGTCTTTCTGCTGCTTCCTCCATTCCTCTGTCAGCTTGCCTTCAAAGGCCCATTTGAGCACCCCCTGGCGATAAACTTTCAGTTGCTGCTGGGCGGTCTTGAGGGCTTCGACGCCTTTGTCCAAATCGCTGAAAAGTTCTTCTATCTTGGCGACGATACGATGCTGTTCGCGGAGGGGCGGGATTGGGAAATTATAGCTCCATAGTAGCGCTGGATCAACGTGCGGAATACCAACGCCCTTGGCTCTTTTATTTATTTCTAAATATTTTGACTGCAAAAAGTAGTACGCATAATCAAGATAAATACCCGGAAATTTTATCCTGACCAATGTGCTGCCCAATGCACCTTTTATCGCCTTGCCCACATAACCAGAACGCGATCCATCCCAGACCATTACAAAATCGCCTTCTTCACACAAAACACAACCCAAGCCATCAGTGAATTCATCAATAATATTTTTTTCGAATACTTTAATATTCACATAGGGCAAATGACAAATATCATTATATTTATTGGAAATATTTTTTGGTTTTTTACCCTTTTCTGTTATAACAAAATCACCAAGTCGTTCGACTTCCCAATATTTTGGATGAATATTTTTCAAATTCTCCCTCATCCTACGCCGCCAATGCCTCGTTGATCTCGTTAATCATTTCATCTGTCTTATCCCCAAAGAGCTGCCACATTCTGCCCAATCCACCGCTGGCATCAAAGGGTGCAAGGTCCAGATCGTCCTTGCCTATGTGAATTGACGCCGCAATATGCTCTTTCATCATACGTAACCACGCCATTTGCTCTGCCGTGAATTTGAGTGGTCCGGCCTGCTTCTTGAAGACCCATGCCTGAAAATTTCTGTCCACGGTCTTATCATATGGTGTCAGGGCCTCGTCAATCCCTGTGATCCTACGGATGAGTGAGACGAGGGCCACGAGTTCGTTGATAGGGCTCTCTCCACTGACCGCCTCTATCCGTTCATAAGCCTTCCAGATGCGCAAAGGTGCCAGGGCTGGCTTATCGCCCTTCATACGTTCCAGGAGTTCCTTGATCATAGCGTAAGTCAGTTCCTTGCGCCGGTATGGCTGATTGTAGAATATCTGGAGGGCTGTGATTTCATCCTTATGGGTCTCAATATAGGACTTGAAATCCTGCACCAGTTCCGCTGCCTTGTCCTTGGCCTGCCCATCCCATCCAGCAAATTTCACGGTATCGGGATTGATGGTGTCAATGATCTGCTCGTGAACCTTGCGGACATTTTCGATGAACGTATTCAGTTCGCCCGTAAAGGTGCTCGCTGCCTTTGTGATCAGCTTATCCTGGGCGTCATCCAATTGCTTCTGGGTCGGTATATCATCGGCTGTCAGGTTGAAATGCGTCCTGGCAACCGATTCAATCCTGTCGGGATCGTAGGAATGGAGGAGATCCTTTACAACCTCGCCAATGAGCTTGCCTTTTGATTTTTCCTTGAATTGCCCCGCTTCTTTCTTCGTCATGATCTTCGATAGACGGCCAAGACGTCCTGCAAGAGTGGTGAAGAGATCCTCATCTCTCGCGCCAACAGCAACGGCAGCCAGCAGATCTTTGAGGGCAACGGTTGGTTTACGCTCCAGTGGTCGGCTATCCGTCTTCAAGGACTTCGTGACGCCTACAGCATCGACGATAACGTAATGGTCTTTCGTGTATATGGCCGATGGCGTGACTTTGCGCAGATCATCAAGATCAATTGTCCTGGTTCCTCTTCCTTTCATTTGCTCGAAGTAGTTGCGGCTTTTCACATCACGCATGAATATGAGGCATTCCAGTGGTTTTACATCAGTGCCCGTGGCGATCATATCTACGGTGACAGCAACCCGCGGATTGTAGGCATTGCGGAACTGGGAAAGCACCGACTTCGGATCTTCATCGGCCAGATATGTCACCTTTTTGCAGAATGCGTTTCCTTCCGCGAATTCCTCCCGGACGATCTGGATGATGTCATCGGCATGGCTATCGGTCTTGGCAAAGATGAGCGTTTTCGGCAATTCTTCTCGCTGCGGGAAGATCTGTGGCCACCGCTCTTTGTAAGTTTTAATGATGGCACGGATCTGATTGGGGTTCACCACATCTTCGTCAAGTGTTTTGGCGGAATAGGCGTGGTCCTCGTCCAACTGTTGCCAACGCTTCTTCCTGGAAAGCTTCTCACGGACATCGACGTATTCACCCTTCCAGACTACGGAGCCTTTTTTCGTGATTTCCGTTTCGATCAGGTAGACGTTATAGCCAACATTTACCCCGTCGGCCACGGCCTCTTCATGGGTATATTCGCTCACGATGTTCTGGTTGAAAAAGCCAAAAGTCCGCTGATCCGGCGTCGCAGTCAATCCGATAAGAAAGCCGTCGAAATATTCCAAGACCTGTTTCCACAGATTGTAAATGCTGCGGTGGCACTCATCGATCACGATGAAGTCGAAAAACTCGATGGGGATTTTCTCGTTATAGACAACGGGTAGCGGGTCGCGTTTGCCCCACTGAATTTCGCCAGGGTTGGTCTCTTCGGCCTTATCGTCCAGCTCTTCGCCTTTCAGAATGGAATAGAGGCGTTGGATCGTGCTGATGCAGACCTGACTGTCGGTGGCGACATAGCTCGATTTCAGGCGCTGGACGTTGTAGAGTTCGGTGAATTTACGGTTATCGTCATTGGGCAGATAGGACATGAATTCCTGTTCTGCTTGTTCACCCAAGTTACGGGTATCCACCAGAAAAAGGACCCGTTTGGCGTCGGCAAATTTCAGCAGGCGGTAGATGAAAGTGATGGCGGCAAAAGTCTTTCCCGAACCGGTTGCCATCTGGATGAGAGCGCGGGGTCTGTTGGCTTTAAAAGAGACTTCAAGGTTATTTGTCGCGTTGATCTGGCAATCTCTTAGCCCTTGTATGGGGAGATCAGGTAGATCAAGCAACCTACCCCTTAAGGATTTTGGCTTTTTCAGCCATTCTCCAAAAGTCTCTGGCCGGTGAAATGTGAAAACCGGTCGTGATCTTGGTTTCGGATCGCCATAATCCGTGAAGCGGGTTAACGTCCCGGTGCTTTCGTAGACAAACGGCAAAGGCTCGTTGTTGAGGTGCTTCAATTTGCTCTTGGCGTATTCGGTGGACTGCTCTTCAACATTCGTTAGGCGCACCCCTTCGTCTTCTTTCTTGGCCTCGATGACGCCAACGGGTTTTCGGTCAACAAAAAGGATATAATCAGCAGGTCCTATGTCGGTGTAGTATTCCCGGACAGCTATGCCAATGCCCGCGCTAAGGTTGATATGCTTTTTGTTTTGGATGATCCAGCCGGATGATTCAAGAAGTTTGTCGATTTTGTCCCGGGCTATCTCTTCTGGCGTTTGATTCATCTGAAACCTCAGGTTGTGAGACAAAATCCTTATGCGCCGGGTCTACGGTCCTCATTATGGAAGATAGTATGCACAATTTCTGAATAGTATCAACAAATTTGTGTTGATAGTCAGCAAATTTCATTTCCTTTTTGATCATTTGCAGCTCGCCAGTCATAATCTAGTAAGCGACTTCATCGACCCAAGAGCTGTATTTCATACCGAAGTCAATGAATTCGCAGGGATGGTTACGGCGTTGACTTGTATTTGAAGCCCAGATTTTCGACCGCTAAGGATTCAGCTATTCTCGACAGGTCAGTTAACAGAACAAAACACGCACCAAGCTCAATGTTTCTTCTCTTTGTTCAACTTGCTGTAGAGGTTCTTGGCTTCAGAAACGAATCGACTATAATCGGCCAATGAAGACAGGGGGGAGGTATCCATTATCAATACGCTGGTTGCACACGTAGCGTGTCGGTGACATCACGCTTGCGAAGATCTTCTCTATAAGCCTGCTTGCGTCGTTGCCATGTCTCATAAATACCTTTCCAACGGCTGAAATCGTTCCTCGATTCATCGTATTCGTCGTAACGCTCTAATTTGCCAGTCGTCAGCGCCTCATAAAAGTCTTCGCTGAGGATGCCATATTTTTCCTCAAAAAGAGTCATTCGACGTTCGAGAAGTTTCATTTCAACCACAAGCTCATGAATTTCCATGATAACAACCTCACTTTAAGGATATCTTGGATGCATTTATTTTGGGATGCATCTTCATTCCTATTCTTCAAAATATCACAGTCCATCGTGTTTATTCAATTGGTTTTTTCTTTTCAAATATCAAGATAAACTTCACAAGCCTTTCATCCCGTGTTCAATGACCTGGCCCGACGAGCCGTAGCGAAGCCTTGTATTTGAACCCCAGATTATCGACCACATAATTTTACATGCTTTTAAGGCCGTCTGATTGAGACGACCCTATGCTATTTCTTCCGATAAACGTTCAGCCCGATCTTAGCCTCCTCATGCCCGTCAATGACGACATTGCCTTCCGTTGAAGCAATGATGGTGGTCTTCCCGGATGATGACGGGCCAAATTCTTTCGATAGATCGACCTTTATGGTTAGGATGTTGCCTTCCACCTTCATCTCTACGTTCTTCATGATTATCCTCCATGCAAAATTGAAGTGAATATGCTCCTTTAATTATGCCGCACCATACACACCACGTTTCACCTTCCTGATCTTTCCTACCTTGGAGGCACGATTGACGATACTCCAGATCTGACTTTCAACCAGCCCAGTTTTCTCCTTTAATTCAACCGTCGAAATACCTTCTGCACTACCATGGATAAGCCCTAAGATCATATCAATATTGGTGACCCTCTTTACCCCGGGTTTCTTTTTGGCAACCTTCTTGGCCTTTTTCTGGGGACGTTCCTTTACGGCTTTTGGTTTCTTCTTGTCCGCTTTGGCAGGAGCAGCTTTTACGGGTTTGGGTTCTTTCTTGATGGCGACTCTCTTATCTGGAGCCCCTGAGATCATCGCCTGGAGCTTACCGAAATAGGTCTTCACAAATGATTCCGATCCCTCAACCTCGATTTCCTTTGTGCCCGGATTGAACCTGATGCGGGAATTTTCTTTCATATAACCTCCTAAATTTGTGTGAATAATTTCCAGTTGAAGTAAGATAGTGATTGCCCCCCTTTGTTGTCAACATTTTTCTGATCCTGGTCATGATATGCCAATTGGATTAACACAAGAAAATAGTCCGGATCATCCCTTGCCGCTTCATATTGCTCCCGTGCCATCATATCCTGATACTCCTCATAAAACCCGTCCAGCAGTTCATGATAGGCTTCTTGAGCAACCTTGACTTTCTCCGCATCAGATCCCGTCAGCACCTTTTTCAGGCATTGGATGGTGGCCAGGAGATCTTTCAGCAATTCAGGAGCGGACATGATCTTTCCTATAATTGGTCAAGAGCTGAAATAAGCAGGCTCCTGCGCTTTTGGTCCCTTTACCGCTGAAAAGGTTTGCATTCGATTCCGTATGGATATAATTTACCACAAAATATATCCGATGTCGGCATAAATTTAACAATTTCCAGGAATCCAATTCCAATGTCTTCCGATAACCTCACAGATCTCCGTGGTCAAATCGAACGAGTCACCTACACCAATGAGGAGAACAGCTATACCGTTGTCAAAGTAAAGGTTTATGGCCGCAAGGATCTGGTAACGGTCATCGGCAATATCGTCAATCCCACGCCTGGGGAAATCATCTCCATGAAAGGCGAATGGGGCAATCATCCAAAATATGGCGAGCAATTCAAGGTCGTCTTCTGTCAATGCACCACGCCGGCTACGGTTTACGGGATCGAAAAATATCTTGGGTCAGGCCTGGTCAAGGGTATCGGTCCGGTCATGGCCAAACGCATTGTTAAGAAGTTCAAGGAAGAAACCCTTAACGTCATTGAAAAGGATATTGAACAACTGGCCGGCATTGAGGGTATCGGAAAGAAACGTATCGCAATGATCAAAAAGGCTTGGGATGAACAGAAGGAAATCAGAGCCATCATGATTTTTCTGCAATCCCATGGCGTCAGCTCAGGGTATTCCGCTAAGATCTATAAGCAGTATGGCAATGAATCTATTAAAATTGTCAAAGAGAATCCTTACCGCCTGGCAATAGATATTTTTGGTATCGGGTTTCTCACCGCCGATAAAATTGCCCAGAAGCTCGGATTTGCCAAAGATTCAGAACTCCGAGCAGCAGCAGGTATCCTCCATGTCCTTCATGAAATGACGGATGAAGGTCATGTCTATTATCCCTATGAGCCCCTGATCGAGAAATGCAAGGAGATCCTCGATATTGACCGGGAGATTATTGTCAAGGCTATCGGAACGGTTGCCGTGGACAAACAGGTTGTCATTGAAGATCTCAACCAAAATATCGATAATTTCAAAGAGAACCACAAAGCGGTTTATCTGATCGGGTATCATATTGCGGAAAAGAATCTTGCCGCTCGTCTTAAAACTCTGATTCATACCCCTCAAGCCATCCGGAAGATTGACTCTGAAAAGGCCATTCAATGGGTCCAAGAGAAACTCTCCATTACCCTTGCCGAGAAGCAGATCGAAGCCGTCCGATGCGTTACCGGCAATAAGGTCATGATCATCACGGGCGGTCCCGGAACGGGGAAAACGACCATCATCAATGCGATTATCAGGATATTTTCCGGCATCAAAACCAAAATCATGCTGGCTGCTCCTACGGGTAGAGCTGCCAAGAGAATGATGGAGACTACTGGACATGAAGCAAAGACCATTCATCGCCTGCTTGAATATAGCATGAGGAAGGGAGGATTTCAGAAGAACGGGGATTCGCCATTGGATTGTGACCTTCTTATCATCGATGAAGCTTCCATGATCGACACCCTGTTGATGCATCATCTCCTGAAGGCCATTCCATCCCAGGCAACCTTTGTCCTGGTGGGCGACGTTAACCAATTGCCCTCTGTCGGCGCCGGCAATGTTCTAAAGGACATTATTGAATCGAAAGCTGTCCCCGTTGTCGAATTGAATGAGATTTTCAGGCAGGCCAAGGAAAGCTCGATCATCGTCAATGCCCACATGATCAATGAAGGGAAAATGCCGAATTTGAGGAGCTCTCAGGATAAACTTGATGATTTCTATTTCATCGAGCAGGAAGATCCCCAAAAAGTAATGGAGCTGATCATCACCCTGGTAAAAGAGAGGATTCCCAAGCGATTTGGATTTAACGCAATTGATGACATTCAGGTCCTCACTCCCATGCATCGGGGTATTGTCGGAGCTTCCAATCTGAACATGGAACTTCAAAAGTCAATGAATCCGGGTGATGAAGGCGTTAGTCGTTTTGGCAGGATTTACAAGGTCAATGATAAGGTGATGCAGATTTCGAACAATTATGACAAGGAAGTCTATAATGGGGATATCGGTAGAATTATTTCCATCGATGAGGAAGCGCAAGAGATAGTGGTATCCATTGATGATCGGGAGATTACTTACGATTATTCAGAACTGGATGAACTGGTCCATGCCTATGCGGTTTCCATTCATAAATCTCAGGGGTCTGAATATCCGGCTGTGGTGATACCCATATTGACCCAGCATTACATTTTGCTTCAAAGGAATTTGCTCTATACTGGCGTGACCAGGGGAAAGAGGCTCGTCGTGATTATCGGAACCAAAAAAGCAATGGCGATTGCGGTCAGGAATAATAAAACGCAGAAGAGATATACGTTATTGAATGAAAGGCTGAAGGGATAAGGTTTTTAACACAGGATCATTCGCCAAGAATATATTGGTGGTCTCGGTCTCATCATCAAAAATGAGAACTGCCAATCCGTTATCAAGCTTTTGTTTTACCTGCCTGAATTTTGTTTCCTGGGAAGCCTCAACTTCGCCATAATCGGTTCCAGCTCTGGAAATAAATTCTTCTATAACGCCTTGTAAGGCTTCAGCGCTGAGTTTATTGACGGGAATTCTATGGCCAGACATTTAACTTGCTCCGCATATCAGAATTTCAATTTTACGCCTTTACGCTTATAAGCTGGGACATCGAGCTCATCTTCCTCCGATAGGCCAGGTTTAACAGGATTCTCGGGCTCATCCTCAGATGGGTCTGGTTTAATCTGCAATGACATTTTTCGCTCCTCAATCGTCATATTAAAAACTTCAAAATGTATTCTCTCGGTGTAATCATTTAATTCCTTTTGATAAATAGCATTTAATCTCCTGGCTGCAGTCAGATATCCGTTTATAAACTGCTGCGAATCTGACGAGGCAGAACCTGTCGCCTTGATACTATTGTAGTGTTCACGCAGGAGCTGCCCCAGAAAATTTAGGTAAATATCTTTGGTCATACGTAATTACCTCATGATGTGCCTTTAAGGGACTGTAAAGATTCAATCATGGTCATCGATCTATCCGGGAATTTATCGCAGGGAACCTGTCTTTTTCATAAATTCAGGATCTCTCTCAAGCTCCTTGGCAAGATTTTGAATCTCTCTTTGTACTTCCGGCGAAAAAGAATTAAAAGCGCCTTCCGGTCCAGACGTCTTCGCTGCATCAACATGCCTGACAGCATTTGCGCCGCTTTCCTGCATGATCATGAGGATAATATTTTCAAGTCTCTTTTGAATATTCGGCGGAAAAGCCAAGAGACTTTGTCCTGCCTGCAATGCTCCGGCATTTTTGGAAGCATAATCCGCCCTCGCTGCTGGATCAGCAAAAAAACTTGCAAGTGCCGACATGGCGGCTTGATGGGCATCATCCTGTGCCAGTCCATTACTTACCGATATACCTAAGAATAAAATTACAAAACCCAGCAGCCGTAAACATTTGAATCTCATAACCGCTCCTATTGGGGTAATAAGGCTTTAACCTGTTTCATCTCTTCCAAGAGTTCCATCACCGCCTGATAAATCTCCGGATCTTTACTTCCCCTCGCACCCGCTACGTTCATGACCTTGATGCCATTCCGTCCGACCCATTCTTGGATCATCCTTGCGGCATCGGGGCAAAGGGTTGTTCCCAGGTCAATGTGAATCCACGGCTTCCGGTGCTGCTTCGCGAGTTCCCTTGTCAGTGCTGATCCCCCTGTTAGGATGCCATGAGAGACGATCAAGGTGCCGTCCGAATCAAGGACATTTTTCTCGGTTCGCTTGGAGTATTGACCGGTGGGCATCTCCTGAAGATGGTATTTCTCGGGGAGGGTGCCGTCCTCGGTCTTTCGCCCCTTTGGAACCCACCCGCCATACGGAAGGTTGTGCTTGATGGCAAAGTCCAAGGCTGCCCTGTCAGCGCCGGTCTGGCCGCCGGAGATAATTTTCTGGATCATCGCTCATCCTTTTCCCACCCGTTCGCTTTTCGGCAGGGTCGCCTGAATCTTTTTCATCTCCTCCAGGAGTTCCAGCTTTGTGACGATACCCTTACGGTCGAGCAGATTGATCAGGGCGTCCGACTGAATTACTTCGGACCTGAGCAAATCCTCGAAGGTGACGACTTCTTTGGGATCGAGTATTTTAGCCATATATTCACTCAATCAGCTGGAGAGAAAATCCAGAACGGCTCTGTTAAATTCTTCCGGTTTCTCGAAATTCGGCATATGCCCGCACTGTTCAATGATGTGGAGTTTACTGTCGGGTATCTTCTCTTTGGCATAATAGGCTTGCTTTAGAGGGATCATGGCATCCTGTTTCCCCCATATGATCAGGGTGGGTGATGTTATTCTGTGAAGGTTCATCATGGTTTCATTAAGAAA